ATGGCTGAAGTCGAGTGGGCAATCCTCTGCGACTACGCATTCCAGGACTCAGCGCGAAAGACCTGCATTATTGGCGCGTTCGATCGGATCTACACGCAGGTCGTCCCCGCCCATCATCATCAAGCAGCGCTCGTCGTGAAATTCGTCGGCGAAGCTCAGGAGGACATCAGCTTTCGCGTGGAGATCGTGCGGCCATCCGGCGGCACCATCGGCACCGTCGCTGGCCAGGGCAAGCTCGGCGACACCGGCACGTCCGAGTTCATCACGAACATCGCCGGCCTGCCGATCCCCGACTGGGGGATCTATAGCTTCAACATCTTCATTGACGACAAGAAGGCGCCCGACGAGAAGAAGGTGCCAAAGACCGTGTCGTTTGTCGTGGCGAAAATCCAGGCGCCGGCGAAACCAGAGGTCTAGGCGACCGTGAGCTCGAGCGGTTGGCGCGCGGTGATGGTGCGCCCGCCGCTTGACCCGGTTGAACGCGGACCGCACGGCACTTGCTGACCGATGCGAACGTATTGCACCGCCGCTGGATCCGGGTCGGGCGACGACGACGAGACGGCGATGACTGACGGCAAAAAGCCGGTCGAGAAGACGGGCATCTCGAGCGCGGGCGTCGGACACCCGTACACAAACAGCGCGAGGAGCTCTTCGCGAAGGGTCGTGTCGTCGAGGCAGCCACTTGAGTACTCGGCAAAGCGATGCTCGATCGCACCCGCGAGGCGCTGCGCTTCGAGATCAGCGTTCTGGTGCATGTTCCAGCTGGCGCCGACGAGCCAGTCTTCGAACTCTTCGAATGAGGCTCCGCCCGCGAGGGCGTTCTGAAGTGTTTCGCGAATTAGCTCGACCGAAAGCATGACTTCAACCCTCAAAGTCGTCCGGGTCCTCGAACCTGAACTGCGTCAGCGGTTCAACACCGGACGCTTCTGGGAACGAGTCCAAGCTGGGGAACTGACAGCCTACGAAATCGACCGAGGAGTACCCGGCCCCAACAAGGGCGAACCACCAGGCACCATCAGTCAGATGATGTCATACCGAGATCGCGACGACAACGAGGTCGCGCGCGTCCATCAATACCTTCGCCCCGATGGTTCGCTCGGCGCCTCGGGTCGTCCCGATCCGAAGCGCCTTCTCGACGGCGAGATTCTCTATCGCCTCACCAAAAAGCACAATCGCGAAGATGAGGCGAAAACCTCAACTCCGCCAGATCCTGCTGCAAAAACCCTGCCTCAAGAATAGACGACGAAGTCGCCTCCTTCGGCCCGGATCTGGGGTCTGCGTGCCAGCCGGCTGACACTATTGGCACCCCAGCGTCTGACTTTCGGCGGGTGCCCCCGCCGCGCCGACATGCGCGACGCGGGCCTGAAAATATATTCGCCTGATGATCACTGTTGTCCTATGGCCGATCCTTGGGCCGAGTAAGATCTCAAGGACGCTCGGAAAGGGGCTCCCCAGCCATGCTGCTCATTGTCTTCGCGCTCGGCTTCGTGACCGGTTTGAGTTGTTGGTTGTTCGCGACGCAGATCCGCCCCTGGCTAAAGCGGCGCAGCGATGCGAGGTTCAAGCAATACTTGGCCAGCGGCGGCCGCGCGGCCGATTGGATCTAGGCCGTCATCAGAAGATCGTTCATCGCGCTGACCTAGCCGTTCTGCTTGATGACGTTCTCGATGTCCATCCGCACGCGATGGGTCGTCGATCGCTGTCCTAGGTTCCACGTCATATAGAACACCGCCATATGCGTCTCGATCGATTTACTGTCGTCGACGATCGGCGTATCGGCGGTCTGCACGCTCCATGACACCAGCCCATTGGCGAAGCTCACATTGTTAGCATTCAGCACGTTCTGGGCGTCTCGGCCGTTGATGATGCTGCCATCGGCTTGGTTGTAGAGCGTCAGCGTCATCGAGTCGAGCGCGAGCACGAGGCCGCCATCCTCGTCACGGAGCCTGAATGGGATCGTCCCCGTCTCCTTCTCGATCATCGGCGCAAGCTGGTAGTTGAGCGGCATCAGGTCTCCTCGGTCGTTGGACGTTCGACGGCCAGTGCATTCGTCGTTGGTCGCAGAGACGTCGGCTCGGTCGTGGGACGCTCGACGTCGTACGGCGTGATGACAATGGAAAAGACGCCTGTCTCAATTGCCGCCGGACCGGCACAGGCCGGCGCGAACACGATCGCGGCCGGGCGGACGAGCGTCGGCCAGGTGCCCAGCCAGCTGAGCGGCGGGACGACCACGGGAACGATCAGTGGTTGATAGAAGAACGCCGGCGCCATGTGACGCCGGTCGATCCCGCGGGGCACGCTCGAGGGCGCACTCGTCAAGCACGCCGCGAAGGTCGACGGATCGGCGCCCCCAGGAACCACCAGCGCGCTGCCGAAGAACGGTCGCTGCTGCGAGGCGTGGAGCGCGCGCGGCGGATCGATCCGCTCAGGAAAAACACCACGCCAGGAGAGCGGCGGCGCCGCCGGCAGTGGCGTCTCCGGGCGGAAGAATGCCCGCTGCTGCGACGCGTGGAGTCCTCTCGCGGGCTCAATCCAATTCGGGTAGACGGCCAAGAATCCTGCCGCCTGCCGAATGTCAAAGGTGATGGGGACGTAGTTCGATCGATAGAACGCCTGCCACGGTGCCCCCAACCCCTTGGGCGGGTCGATGCGATCCGGATAGGTGGGCAGCCATGAGAGTAGCGGCGCGGCGGGCAACGGCGTCTCTGGTCGGAAGTACGCGCGCTGCTGAGACGCATGCAGACCCGGCCGCGGATCGATGCGCGCGGGATAGACCGCGAAGTAGCCGGCGCCCGTCGCCGGATTGAATGAGACGGGGACGAACGTCGGCCCAAAGTACGCGAGCTGCTGCGCCGCGCTGAGACCAGGCCGCGCGTCGATCCGAGACGGATAGACCGGATCGACGATGATCGGCAGCGGCTCTTGCTGCGTGGCCAGCGCCGACGTCAGCAGGCGGAACCGGCGCTTAAACAGCGGCGGGTCGTAGCGGCCCAGCCAATCCAGGAGCGCCGGGTTATACGGCGCAGCCGCCGGCGTGAACTCGCCCTTGAAGAAGGCGCGGTGCTGCGCGACGCCAGGCCGCGCGTCGACGCGCGACGGATAGACGGCGTAGAAGCCAGCGCCGGTCGCGGGATCAAACGGCGCGGCAACGATCGGCCGGTCGGGCCCGAAGAACGCGCGTTGCAGCGCCACCGGCAGCGCGCGCCCGGGGACGATCGCCGGATACGTGCTGAGCCAGGAGACGTCGCGCCGCTCGGGCGCTGTCGTCGGCGGCGTCGTCAGCAGTCCGACGACGAACCGGATCGGCCGAACCGGATCGCGCGACAACCAATCGAGTTGCGCCGGGTCATACGCGACCGTGACGCGCGGCACATCCGACGCAGCACGCTGTAGCGACGCGTGGAGCGCGCGCGGCGGATCGATCCGCTCAGGAAAGCTCGACAGCCATGACAGCGGCGGCGCGGCCGGCAGCGGCGTCTCAGGCCGGAAGTACGCGCGCTGTTGTGCCGCGCTGAGACTCGCGCGCGGATCGATCCGGTCGGGATGGGTCGCCTTCCACGACAGCGGCGGGACAGGCAGCTGCGCGAGGGCGCCCGTCGTGCCGAAGAATGCTGGCCAGCCGGCGCGCCCGTCCGGGCGGCCCGGTGCCATGTCGGGCTGCCGGGCCAAGAGGCCCGCGATCGTCGACGGATCGAACGGCACGACCGGCGCGCGGTCGGGCCCGAAGTATGCGCGTTGCTGCGAGGCGTGCGGGCCACGCGGGTCGAGGCGGTCCGGGTAACTCGGCAGCCAGGAAAAGAGCGGCGGGATCGCCGCGGCCGCCGGCAGGTCCGTTCTCAGCCCGACCACGGCGCGCACGGGTTGCGTTTGCCCGCGCGCTTGCCAATCGAGCCGCGCCGGATCATACGGCGTCGTCGCCGAGATCGCCGCGTAGAAGAAGAACGGCAGCGCCGCGATCAGGGCACCCCGGTGCGGCTGGGGTTCAATGCGATCGGGATAGCTCGGGAGCCAGCCGAGCCCGCCCTCCTCGAGCGGAATCGGCGGATTTGGATCATGCGCCGTCGTCGTCGGCGCCCATTGCGTCCGCGACGAGTCCGTCAGGCCGCCGCCGCCGAAGATCGACACGGCCGTGTTATCCCGCGACCGTGGTGAAGCTGCCGGAGTAGGTCGTCGCCGTCGTGGCCGACTTGCAAATCTCCAAGAACGCCAGGCAGGCGCTGTCGAAGATCCGCGTCAGGTTGAACGCCGTGTTGATGCCGTCAGCCACGCAAACGACATTCGCGATCGGGCACGGCATGAAGGCGATCGGATGGCCGATCATAAACCAGACGACGCCTGTCGCCACCGACGCGTCGCATTGCATTTGCGTCAGGGCCTTGATCCCCGTGTCGCCGGTCGCGAGCGGCGCGAACCATTGCCCGGCCGGGTGATCGAGACGATCGACGATGGCCGACGCGTTGCCGGCGAGGCTGGGCAGGTTGTTGCCCGTGTTGCCCGCCTGATCGGTGTACTGGCACACGGTCCAGTTGTGGGCGGTCGCCGCGAGCGCCGTGCCGCCAACTTGCACGAACAGAAAATTGCCGCCGACGTAATCCGGGTTCGACGCCGTCGTGCTCTGATAGCGCGACGGTACGCCGGTCACAGCCTCGGTCCCCGTGCTCGCCATCGTCTTGTTGACGCCGAACAGGAGGTCATACAGCAGCAGCGTGTTGGCGCCGACGCTCGCTAGCGGATAGCCGCTGACGAAATGCTGCGTGTCCGGATTCGAAGGGTTCGTGAACGGGAAGCCGCCAGTCGACGTGCTGTCAAACGCCGTGCCTGCGGCCGCGTTGCCAGGAGCGCTGCCCGCTGGCGGCGACGCGCCCAGCCGCCAGAGGGAGCTTGAGACGTTGACGACACCCGTCGGTCCGGACTTCGAGAACGGATATTCTCGGCGCTTGCCGTTCGTCGCTTCGCTGATGAGATCAGACAGCGACGAGAAGCCCGTGTTGCAGGTGTAGAGCTGCCGCCGCGCGGTGGTCTTCCACGCGCGCTTGAGGCGTTCGACCGCGAAATCGACGGCTGACATCGTCTCGCCGGCCTTGATGCGGCCGACGAAATCGCCGCCGCGCGCGGCCCACACGTTGCCGGGCACGCCGGCGAGCGCGATCGGCGGTCCGTACCACTCTTTCATCGCGCGCGAGAGCGCCTCGGCCGTTTCGGTGCCTAACCAGCGATCGACCCGTTGCGCGTGCGTGCTGAACATGTCGGCTCCCTTACTCAGATAACTCGCCGGTAGCCAATCGTCGGGATCGTCGGATAGTGTCCGACCCAGCCCAGCGGGACCGACCCCGTCGGCGGTGCCGCGGCGAGGCTTCCACCTTCCCAATCGTCGATGCCCAGGCTGCTAAACCCCAGAAGTCCGGCCGCGCCGGACGTCAGCGGACTCACGGTGTCAGGTGCAGAGCCCTGAAGCACGCCGTTGACATAGACGGCCACAGTTACGGTCACGAGGCCAGTGATCCTGACTTCCAGCACGTCGCCGACGGAAAATGCGCCCGACCATGAACCCAAGGACGATCGGCCGCCGCCGACCCATTTGTAGATCCCAGTGTCGTTCGCATAGACGCCGTATGCGTTCGGCCCTGCGGCGATCCGCCCCGCCACTCCAGGAAAGCCCGAGAGGTTGGTCATCTTGGCCTTCGAATACTGATCCGCCGGAAAGGCATCGGCATTCCAAAAGGTAAAGGCCTCGGCGGCGTCGCTTTGCGTGACGTTGTTGCTGATGGCGATGACCCACGTCCCGTTGACATCGGTCCAGCTCGACCCGAGGACCGCTGGGCCGCGATTGAAGCCATCGGATGCTGGGAGGCTCACCGTCAGTACTCCGGCACGGGCACAGTTGGAAAGCTTCCCATCCAGCCAGCGGCTGGCGGAACCACCTCATCGCTGGTGCCCGCGACGGCGAACACGAGAATCACCGGCAACGGCGTCGATGACCCTTGCGTCGTTTTGTCGGCATTCGTCATCTGCACGTACAACTTCCGCTCGACCGAATCGAACCACATGCCGGCCATCGGGCAATTGATCGTGTGGTCGACTGGGATGTCCGCATCGACGTCGTGCAGCCAGATCCACTCCGTGGGGTCGGGCGAATAGTCTGGCGTCTGCCTCAGATCGGCCGGGTCGTAAATCACAATCGCGGGTTCCATCTTCGTGGTCACGGGTCCGGTAATCTGCGCGCCGGAGTTTTCATTTTCGTGCGGCGACCACGCCGGGCCGCCCGCGAGATCTAGACGATGCGCTGTCGGGACAACGACTTTCGCGTAGTCTTGCGTAAACAGTTCGACCACGCCTGTGCCGTCATTCGTGAAAATGCCGTCGGTGTAGAGCGAGGCCGTCACTAGGGCAGACGCCGGTCCGCTGGCATTGACGGCAGCCACGACGTCGTTGCCGGTGCTCGTAATGACCGACGATCCGTTCGTCGCGAGATGCACCGTGATCGCTTTGCCCGAGACTGAGATCGTCAACGGCTGACTCGGCCCGTCGTTCACGTAGGTCACGGTCACAAGGTCGGCGACGACGTTCGAGTAGTTCGCAGGCGTCACGTCGAACCGCACGGCCGAATCTTTCAACGGCGCGGCCGCTGGATCGCCAGGAAACGTGGCACTCCAGGCTTCCTCGACGTTCCGCGCATAAAGCACATCGGTGCCGGTGCCGAACGGCTTCGAGGACAGATCCACGCGTGTGCGATACCAGGTGCGGCCGACCGAGACGCTCACCGCGCAGAGGAAGCCGAACTTCGAGCCATGCACGAACTCAGCGCCGCCCATGCCGTCCATCGACGTCCAGCAGCCGATGCCGCCATAGGCATTCGGATCGATCTCCTCCATGACGCAGACGTCAGGCGTGCCAGCCTTCGAGGTGCAGGCGCCGCCCTCATACGTGTAGTTCGTATAGGTGCCGCCGATGTGCGGCGGCCGGCGCATCGACCAGTTCGGCGTGCCGCCGTTGAGCGTGCCGTCGGCCGAAAGATGCCCCTCGACCGGGTAATGAGCGAGATAGTCGTCCCCCGCGATGAGGTCCGTCGTCCGATAGTTCGGATCGCCGCCGCGCGCGGAACCAAAGCCCTGCGGCGTGCTCAGCGTGAGGGGAGCCAGCCCGCCGAAGAGGGACGGTCCTTTGTTGATGAAGTCCTGCTGAAGCGAGAGCTTACCGTTGACGATGCCCAGCGTGCCGTCCGGTAGATCGACGAAGTAGCCCACGCGGCGCGGGCCGGTGCTCTCCGCGCCGCCATAAGGGAACACTCCTGCGGAAAACCTGAACGGACCCGCGGCATCAGTGGCGAGGCCTGTTTCCGTGAGCGGGCCGCCCGTCCCTTCGGTCGTCAAGCGCGCGATCACGGTCGTCCAGGGCAACGGTAGCGGTGGCGTGCCGTACGCCGCCCCGTAGCTCATATAAAGATAGGTGTCGCCGCCGACGACCTTGCACGACATGCCCTGCGGCGTGTTGGCGAGTCGGTTCCCGCCGTTTTGAATAAGCGTTCCGCCGGCGTCGTAGGTCATCCCGTAGATCCCGTGCCACATGTCGTACGGGGCCCCACCGCTGATGCCCCAATTACGCACGAGCGTGGCGACTGGCGCAGAGGCGTAGTGCGTGTCGTAGGTCCCGGGATCTTCGATCTCGTACACGGACCACGGCCCAACGCCTGCATAGAAGTTCTGCGTGAGAAAGAGTCGATTCTTGCCGCCGACTCGGCGGCCAGCCATCGCGGACGGATTGCTTTGATCCGGCGCCGCGCCGGATCCGTCCCAGCCGGGCACCCGGAAGCAGCCGAGATACGTCAGGTCAGATTTCTGCAGAACCGGCATGTTCGCGCTACGCGTCCCCGCTGCGGTGGCGCCGCAGGGTCTGGCGCCAGCGGCGCGGTAACGCGAGCTCGATGTAGGGCATGAGCAACGCGCCGAGAATCAGCCACAGCACGAGGTCGGTCATCCTGCGTCTCCTAGAGGCCGACCGATCGCAGCATGCGATCGCGCGCCTCGATCTTTTCCATCCGTCGTTCCCAGGGCGTGCATGTGCCGACCGCGCAACAGGCGAGACAGATCGGCGACATGCACACCCGACAGAACGCGCCCGGCTCTTCCTTGTCCGGGCCCTGTCGTTGAGGAAAGAGGTAGACCGTCGACGCACTGCCAGGCTTCGTGAACACGATGCGCTGGCAGTGCTTGCAGGTGATCGTGTCCCGTTCGAAGAGCGTGCCACCCTTCGCGTCGGGATCGACGGCGATCGCGTACCCTCCCGCCTTCAACATCGCGAGTCTCCTACGACGCGTCGACGCCCACCGACGCCGAAAAATCGGTCGTCGTCGCGGCGGCCAGCGCGCCCGTGATGCCGTTGTTCGCGGTAGCCGGCCAGATCAGCTCGTCGCCCGGAGCCGCGACCCAGCGGAACGACGCGCGCATGTTCAACGCGCACCGGAACAGCACGGCGCCGAACGTCGGATCCGCCGTGATCGTGTCCATGGCGTCAAAGAGCGACGCCGCATCGGCCGGGTCATTCGGACTCGGCGTGACCGTCCCCCCGGTCGGCGCCGTCGACGACCGCAGCAGCTCGTGGTCGAAGACGTTGTCCGCCGGGGTGGTGACCGAGCCAAACGAGTAGTCGTTCATCTTGCCGCGCTGTGGTGTGGTCGCGTCGGCCCGCACGTTGACGATGCTCCTGACGCTCGCCGTGCCCTTGTTTGCTGGTACTCGATACTTCATCGCATGTGCTCCTTGGAAAGGACTGACTCCTCAGCCGTCGATTCGAGCCCGCCGTCGGCGCGCGGCCTCGCGCCGGCATTCCACACACCGCCGTCCTCCGCTCAGCTTGAGAATCGGATGCCCGCGCCGGCAGGATTCCGCGGGCTTTCGCCCGGTGCGACGCTGCGCTTCCGGCGATCGATACCCGCTCGCTCCGTACCGCGCGCGACGGATGGCGCTCGCGAGGCGCGCGGCTGCCGACGCCCGCGCGTGACGATCGCGAATCTTGGCGCCGATCGCGAGCGGAGGCCGCAGGCCGTGCGCGCGATACCACCGCGCCTCCTCGGCCAGCCACGACAGATACCGTCGCTGGCTGGCCGAGCGGTCCGCGGCCGCCACCAATTGCCGCCGCAAGGCCTCGCGTCCGCGCAGATGAAACCGATCGCGTACGGAGAGTGCCAGGACCGCAACCGATCCGTCCCAGTGTTGGAGACGGACGAACGGCGGTCGACCGGGCACGACGGGCACGATGGCGGAGGTCATCAGCCTCGGGTCAGCAGGTACGCCACGACGCCGACAACCGCAGCCGCGATCACCGCGAGTTTCGGCCCGATGTGCCCGTTTCGGCCCGGCGCCGGCTTTGGCTTCTTCGCGTCGACGATGTAGCACGTGACCGTGCTCTGATCGGATTCGTCGCTAGTCCCGTCTGTCGACGTGAAGGCGTAGCAGTGCGTGACGGTGACCGTGATGTCCGGCAGGTCGAATTTGACCGTGAAGACGCCGGCGACGCCACCGCTGGCGGCCGTGACGCTGACCGGCAGCGCGACAACGCCCGGCGTCGTCGCGGTCCCGGTCGCGCCCTTGTCGTACAGCTTGAAGACGCGGCCTTGAACCTGGGCGACGTCCGTGCCGTCGAGATCCCAAATCAAGCACTGCGCTTTCGCTTGCGCGTCGGCCTGCGAGACGTGCGTCGGACTCGCGGGCGTCTGCGCGAGGAGGCGCGCCGGCGCGGCGACGATCAGAAAACCGACAACAGGTGCGAGGAGGTCGAGGAACCGCTGCCGCATAGGTCGAAGCCCTCATTTCTCGGCTCCGGCCTTGGTGCGGCTCACGCCAGGATCGTACGGATGAAGTTGTTGACGCCTAGGGTAACACGTCACCCTGGACGCACGAGATAGTTCGTCTGCTTACACGAACGACACCGAATTTCCGTGGTCGCCAGTTTGGCCGGCCTCGTGAGGACGGCGGTCCCCTTCGGCGCGCGAGCGATGACGGTCTGACAGCATTCGCAGAATACCGGCACCCAGTTCGCGATTTCCTTGGCCACGACGGATTCCCTGACCGGCGCAGTCAGCGGCGTGCCGTTCACGACGTGACCGCCTTGTTGAGCGCCCAGGCGAGGCCGACGAGCGCGAGCGCGCCGCAGCCGTAGGCGCCAGCGCGCACGCTCGGGAAGTTCGCGGCCGCGCGCCAGGCGCAGACCGCGCCCGCGGCGTAGAGACCTCCTACGATCAACCAGCGAATCGCGTCGCCGTGCTTCATCCCGTGACCTCACCGTTTGTGATGAATCCGTGCCAGCACTCCGGCGCACCGCCGACCGCGACCGATGGCGTCAACGTCAAGTCGTCGAGCCCAGTTCCGGTCATCGTCCAGCGCGGATGGCCGCCGGCTCTGTCGACGGGCCCGTGATCCGCAGGACAGGCCAGGGCGTTACGCGGGTTAGCAAACGGGATCATCACGCCGTGCGGCCGGCCCTTCTTGAGCGAGAGATCGAGCGGATACTTTTCTTTGCCGTCGGCATCGAGCACCTGATAGCCGCACGGGCACCATAGGAAGAGCCCTTGCGCGCCATCGATGTTCCCGCCCTGCCTCCTGAGTCCAGTGGCGCTCACGTGGCCGTAGAACTCGGCCTCGAACCAGGGATCGGCCAGGCGCGCCCTCATCGGAACCACCCGAGTGCGAGATGCCCCCACAGCACGATCAATCCGACCGCGGCGATCACGCTGACGATCACGCGCGCGCGGCCGGTCAGGGTCCAATAGCGTTGGCTCAGCGTGCGCTGGCCGGCCAGGAGAAAGACGGCCTCGAGCGTCGCGGCGACGCCAATGAGGAGGAACCAGGGCCAGAACGTCGGCCACACGCCGGCGCCGACGAACAACAGCGCGAGCGCGAACAGCCAGCCGGTGAGGGTGAGCTCGCGGCGCGTCACGGTCATCCTCCCCGGCAGACGACGCCGTCCGCATCGAGCTGCGCGTGTAGTTGACGCATCCAATCGTCGGAGAGCGATCCGTCGACGTAACCGTACGGCGCGAGCTCGAAGCCGCAGCCGGCGACCGGCGGCCGGCCCGCCATCCAGTCGGGCGCGCCAGGCTGAAACGCGGCCATCGCCGGCGGGCGCGGCCGATTGAACCGGATGTACCCCTCCCAGAGACGGCCGCGCCAGCCGATCAGCTGGGGATCGAGCGTGCCCTCTGGCCCGTTGAGCTTGTCGTCGTCAGTGTTCCCGCGGCCGTGCCGGGCCTGCCACAGGGCGATCGTGAAGTGCTTGCCGTCGTCGGTGTGCCACCAGCCGATCTCGTCGCCGCCGCTCGGGTCGTCGTCCTCAACCCAGACGTCGTGCTCGGCGCTGTAGTGACAGCCTGGCGTGCCGGCCGGGCGCTTCGAGGCGGCCGTCCAGCGCTCGGCCGGATCGAAGTGCACCGCGAGCACGGCGTCGTCGCCGAGCGCGGCGTGCAGGATGCGGCCGGCCAGGCCGAGCTCGGCCGTCCGGATCGTCGGATTCTCAGAGCCGACGAGCTCATACCCCGGCACGAAGACGGTCGACGCCTTGCAGACGCGGAAGTACGCGGCCTTGCGCGCGAGCTCGCCGTCGTAGAGGCCGACCGACGCGGGCGTGTCGCCGCTCGTGAGCATCAGGACCGTGTAGAACCCCTCGGCGGCCGCCTCGCGAATGAGCTCGACGACCGGCGACGGATCCGCGCGCCAGTCGGGCAGCGGGCCCGGGCGATCGCGATAGCGCGGGTATGGATTCCCCTCGGGAATCTCGAGCACGACGTGCGTCAGCCCGAGGCCGCGCTTCACGCCGTAGCAGGCGATCCGATCCTCGCGCGTCGCCGTCGGGAAGTATTCGGGATCGAAGACGACGCGGCCCTTGTGGTCGCGGTGCCCGCAGAAGTTCGCCCGCACGAGCTCACGCGCGCCGACCAGAGGCCGGGGCGCGGGATCAGGCACGGGATCGACGGGCCGCTCAGCCGGCTCGTCACCGCCGAAGACGCACCGCGTACGGCAGGTAGACGGTCCGCATCGGCTTGCCCTCGCCCAGGCAGTCGTCGCCGCCGTTCGCCTTGTAGAACGCCATCGCGCCTCGGATCTCGACGGTGGACCCGTCAAATTCCTTGCCGCCGCCGGCGGCGGAGGCCGCGTAGGCGCGCCACTCGCCGATGCACTGGCTGGCGCGCTGCTGGGCGAGCGTGTAGCCGGTATCCGGGAACACGTGGACGTTGTCGAACAGGTCGCCGCAGATGTCGGCGACGGACTTGGTGTAGGCGGCGATTTCGCTGTCAGGGACACGCATGGGTGGATCCTCGGGTTCAGGGACGGGTTCGGGAATCGGTGCCGGGTCAGGATGCGGACCCGGCGGGGGTTCGGGATGGGGCTCTGGCTGCGGCCCTGGGCCGGGCTCGACCGCCGGCGCCTCGACGTCGTTGTACAGACGTTGGATGAAGGGCCGCACGGCCGGCCGCATGTCGATGCGGCCGAAGCGGAAGATCGAGAGATCGACGTCCGGGTACTTCGCGAGGACGCGCGAGAGCACGATCGTGCAGCGCGCCAGCTGCGGCTCGTCGACGACGACGCGGCCGGTGCCGGCTTCGTACCGGAGCGTCAGGAACGCGATGGGCGCGAAGACCACATCGAGAGGCAATTCCTGGAGGTAGAGCTCGAGTAACGCGATCCAGCGGGCTTCGTAGTTCGCCTCGGACTCGCCCGGCAGGGGCACCAGGTACGGCGCGCAGATGTCGCCCCGTTCCATCCGCACGATCGCCGCCTGATCGAACGACGGGCCGAAGAGGTACAGCGGCTTGCCCTTGGCGTTGGCAAACGCGCGGACCGAGTCAATGCGACCCAGCACGTCCGCGGTGCCCTCGGTGTAGCAGGCGACGAAGTCGTAGTTGTCGGGGTGCAGGCCCACCGCATCGATCGGCATCACGATCAACCGATAGCCGCCCTGGCGAATCTTCTGCAGGTCGCCTGGCGCGACCGGGCCTTCATCGGGACCGAACGCGATGGCGGCATTCCCGATCGGCTCGGTCTCCCCGCCGTAGCAGAGGCCAATCACCCACCGGCGTGCGGACTGTTTGAGCGGCAAGACGAGCTCGAGCGAGGGCATCGGCTCGACTGGCGTGGGCGTCGGCGCCGGAGGCGCCTCGGGCTCAATCGTCCACTGATCCTCGGTGATGAATCCCCAGGCCGGACCGGAGATCGCGACCGTTTTGCCGTCGTCGTCAAGACGCACCGGCAACGACCGCGGGTCTCCGGTCCACGCCCGGTAGAGCGTGTTCGTGAGGACGTCCACGACGAGCAGGCCAATCTGGCGCGGCGTCCCGTCCGGGTACGGGTTCGCGTACCCGAGCCAGCGGCCGGCGCGGTAGACCGCGTGATGCAACATTACGTCGGGAAGGCCTGGGCGCGTGACGATCGTCGGCCAGCCGGTGTCAGTGATGACGCCTCTCATCGGGTCGTAGTCGAGGATGCCGCCGCCGTTGTAAACCCATGGAATCTCGACGGGCGCGCTGGAGCCATCGACCGGCTGCGTCCACATCGACGGCTGATCCTCGCCGGTCTTCCACGTGAGGTAGAGGACGTTGCCGGCGTAGTCGAAGGTAATCGACCACGATCCGAAGCTCGGATCCGACAACGTGCGCCACGTGCCGGTGGCCGCGACATACACGACGAGCGCGTGGCCGTTCCAGTCCTTCGTCGCGACGTTGCCGGCGCCATCAATGACGGGCCGATAGGGCGTGACGGGACAGTTCGGCGGGACGTCGATGAGACGTCGGCCCTGCCGGATGTCGGTCCAGGCGCTCATGCCCCGCCTCCGAGGTGGCGCGGGTCGTAGACCGTCTCTGCGCGGACCTCGTAGATGCGCTTCACAAGGATCCGCTCGGTCCAGCGCGACCCGATCGCGCGCAGGAAGCGGCGGATCGCCTGGCGCATCGCCGTGACCGATGTCGCGCGGCCACTGGCGGTCAGCTGAACGTAGTACGGATGACGCGCGTCACGTCGGCGGGACGGAGCCGAGGGGCCACGAGGCCGGGGCGGCCTCGCTCCCAGCCCACCTCGTCCCGCCCGCACCGACTTCTTACGCACCGTCGTCCTCGCCGGCATGCCGCGCGAGCAACCGCGCCGTCGTCTCGTCGCCGGCGGCGATCGCCGCGGCGATGAGCGTGTTCCAGTGCGCGACCACGTCCTCGGCGGTGAGGAGCTGGCCCTGCGCGTTCTGGACTTGCACCCGGCCGGCCCGAATCAACCCGATGATCGTCGAGGCCGTCGTCGCCCCGACCGTAATCAGGTTCGTGATGCCGTCGATGTTGTGGATGAAATCCTTCACGCCACACCTCCTGAGAGCGCCTGGGCGACCGTGAGGGCCGCGAGCAAGATGGCGCCGAGACTCTTGGTGGCGGGGTCCGTCGATCCCGCGAGTCGTTGCAGCAGCGGCTTGAAGTAGACGAGCGCCTGGACGAGCGTCGCCTTGAGGGCCGGCTGGCTTGTCGTTGCCTTCGCGACCTCCGCAAGCTGTCCCACCGGGCCGGGCGCGGCCGGAATTGGATACGGCGTCGGACCGCAGAGCACCTGCGCGCGCACGAGCACCTCCGGATTGCTGGCCGGCGCGCCGACGATGCGCAGGACGTCGCAGTCGAAGCCGTCCTTCACGCCCGCGGGCAACGGCAAGGCGTCGATCGTTTTCCCGATCGAGCGCGCGACGTTGATGGCGGTCGTCAGTGAATCGGCCGCGCGGACTGAATCCTGGCGCGTCTGCTGGATGGCGGCCTCGTCGGGTGTGGGCGTGATCGGCGCGCGGTGACCCGCGCAGCCGGCGATGCCGAGTGCCGCGACCAAGACCAGTGACAAAAAAGAAACACGCATCGTGAACCTCCCTGGATGTGAGATCAGCGCAATCGTGGAATTTGGGGATCGGCGCCGGTCAGTCCGAGCGCGCGCGCGAGCGCGACGATAATGATCAGCACGACGACGAACCAGACGATGTTGATGACGATCGCTGGCGGCGGCTCCGAACCGAACCTCTTGATCGCCCAGAGGGTCAGCGCCCCAGCGGCCACGACGATCAGCACGAGCACGAAGAACTCAATGATGCCCATTGGCTTCCCTCCTACGGTTTGACTTCGACCGCGACCGGCGTCGCCGGCACGACGGGCCCGACCACCGGCTTGGGTTTGATCACGGCTTGGTACCATCCTTGTTGGAAAACCCAGTTTTGGAGCAGTGACCAGACGAACGCGACGCCGGTCGCGACCGTCAGGTTCTGGACGTCGAGGAGGTAATGCCCCGCCGCTGGATGATGAAACGTCACGGTGATGCCCGCGGCCGGCAGTGCGGCGGCGATCGCGCCGAAGATGACCTTCCCGCGGTCAGACAAGCTGTCCCAGAGCGTGCCGAACCAGCCCATGCCCTTGAACCACTGAATCGCGTGGGCGGTCATCGCGCCCGTGGAAATGTGCGAAGTGAACTGCACGATCTGCCCGAGCAGCACGTTCAGCTGCTGAAGTTGGTCCGCGGACGGTGGTGCGATTGGATCCTGCATGTCGACTCTCTCCTCCGTCAGAACGTGATGCCGTGGACTTCGGCGAGCTCGCGCGTGATCCGCGCGTTCCAGCCAGCCAGAAACTTCAGTCGCCCAGGACCTTGCGGCGTGTCAAAGGGCCGCGCGATCACCAGCGCGAGATAGGCCGAGCGTCGTTGCTCGAGCACGACATGCGCGACGCGCCTGGCGTCGGCGTGCGCGAACGCGGTGAGCGTGTCCTTGCCTAACAGCCCGTCCTGCTTCGCTCGGACCGCCTGCTGCAACGCACGAATCGGCGTTGACGGACCGGACATCACCGCCCAATCGATCACCGCGTGGGCCGTTGGCTGGTCGATCCCAGTGAGCTGCTCGAGCCCGGTCTTCGCCATCCACCGACGCCAGTTCTGCGCCGCCATTTCAGGCGACGTCGGCACCGGCAGACCCCATTCGTTCAACCATGGCTCGGTCTGCCCGTAGTGCGTCAGGCCGGCGCCGTCGCGCACATCGGCCACGCCGCCCTCATCGCTCTGAATCTGGGCGATGATCGCGTCGCAGACCGGTTCGCTGATCACGGCTGGCCTCCGCTCACCGTCTCGATGCGTCCGAGCCAGCGGAGGAGCTCGCCGGTCACTTCATGCAGCCGCGGCTCGAGGATGATGCGGGCCTGCTGGGTCGCGCGGGATCGCGTGACGACGCGCACGGTCGCCTCGAAGAGCCGTACGTCCTCGAGCGCGTGATCCCATTCGCGCATGAAGCCCGGACGATCGGCCTCGTGAATGAGCCGGATCCATTGCTGCCCGAGCATTTCGACGGCGCCATACCCGAACGCGTCCGTGAATTTGCTGTTGATCCGGAGGTTGCGTCCATCCGGCGCCTGCTCAAACATCGGCCGGTCGGTCTGGTCGAGGAGCCACGAGACGCGGATCCCCGTGATGGCCGTGTCGCGGTGGGTGCTGCGGATCATGTCGGCGAGCGACTTCCCACCGTTCGCGCCAAACGAGACCGACATCTCATCGACCTTGTCGAGCGTGGCCACGAGACGTTTGGCGAACGCGTGGGCGGGCTTGACGATCCGCGGACGGATGAAGAACCGCCAGGCCGCGAGGCTCGCCCCGAGCGCCGGCGCCACCGCCGCGATGAAAGCCTTCACGAGTTCGACCGTTTCGGGTTTCAACGCCTCAGCCCTCCTACGGAATCGCGTACCAGCCGCTCACGAAGAGCTGATCTCCGGCGGCCCAGGTGAACGGGTATGTCGGGGAAAAAGCGTTGCTGGCCGCATTGACCGTGATGTAGAACTTGGTCGTGGTATCCGGCGCGAGCGTCCCGGTGTAGAAGGCATCCGCCGAGACGTCATAGCCGAGCGCGCCGCCGGCATATATCCCGGTCACGCTTGCGATCGGGACGGTGAACTCCCAGAAGCCGCTCCCGAACGTCGTGCTGGCCCCCATGACCAGCGTCAACGTAAAGAACACGACTTGCCCTTCGCGCAGGTACGCGCCGCTAAGACGGCCGTCTACCAAAAACGGGTTGGTGGTCGTCCCTGTCCACACGGGCACGTAGGCGGTCCAGCGGCCGTCATACTTCGCCTCGAGCGGCAGATCGCCACCGGCCCACAGATTGCTCATGGCGTCTCCACCGGCTGCCAGCCGCCGAGGTGGAATACGTCACCGTTCGCCCACGGGAGACCTTCGGGCCAGCCGTTCGAGGTAGGTGTGGCACCGTTTGAATAAATCGCGACGAGCTGGGGGCCATTCAACAGGACGATTCCGTCCTTCTCAGCGACCCCGATCGGGCGATAGCTGTGCGCTTGGCCGGAACCGTCGACCGTGAGCCCGAATGGAAGCTTGGCGGTGAGCGGCAACGAGAATTGCCAGCGGCCAGTCCCGGCCGTCGTCGTCGAGCCGAAGATCACGGTGATACTGTAGAAAAAGATGTCGCCGATCCGTTGCCAGGCGGCCGTGATCGTGCCGTTCCCGATCGCGGGCGGCGTGCCCGTCGAGGACCAGACGACGGCATAGCTCGTCCATGTCCCGTTGAGACGAGACGCAAACGCCGGATCGCCGCTCTTGAAATTGGTCGCCATCGCTCAGCCAATCGGAAACCAGCCGCACGCAACCAGCTCGTCCGTGTTCCCCCAGGTGAACGGCGCGGTCGCGCCCCAGGCGCCCGCGCTATTGCTCACGATGAGGTGGGTCGAGTCGTAGAGTTGGATCGTGCCTTGGTAGTACGCGACGCCTTGATCGATGCCCCACCCATAGCCTGAGTCATGCGGCGTCGACCCTGTTGTCGATGCTGCGAGCGGCAGCGAAAACTTGAAGGCGCCCGTCCCCGATGTCGTCGTCGTGCCCCACTGGAGCACGACGAGCACAAACATCACGTCGCCCAGGCGTTGCCACGCACCGCTGACTGACCCATTGCCGATCGCGGGCGCCGACCCGGTCGTCGACCAGACCACGCTGTACGCGGTGTACGCGCCGTTCAATTTGTCGGCGGTGATCGCGTTGCCTTGAGCAAAGAGGCTCGCCATCTACCACCACACTCCCGGGCGAAAGCTCGCTGGATCGCCGGCCGACGCGCGTTGCAGCGTGTCGTCGACGGCATACAGGTATTGCCGCTTCTGATCGGCTGTCGCGCTGCCCCAATCCGGAGTGCCCGCCGGAGCGACGCGCTTCACGGATTCTCCGAGCCCGCGCATGTTCGACAGCCGCAGGTCGACCGTCATCGACGCCGGGTTCTTCGTGAACGAGATGACTTCCATGACTTGATCGAAGCCAGTCGTGCCGGTCGACGGGCCGCGCGCTCGCATCACGCGGAACTTGTCGCCGAACGAGACCGTCATGAACGCTGGCCCGACCACGACGTCGATCTCGACGGGCGGCTGCTGCGCGAGCGCGAGCAAGCGCTGTGCATACGTCGCGGCGTCCACGCTGTCGACATAGGGCGACGAGACGGCGCCGAAGCCGCGCCGCTGCTGCAACGCGGAGACCGACTCCAAGCTGCTCGCCGACGTCGACACGGCGCGGCCGGTGCCCGGCTCGACGCGAGACAGGACGGGCACATTTGACGCGACCGGCTGCGAGGGGTTGTCGTTCGGCGTCCACGACAAGATGTCTCGGTCCGTCAAGATCGGCAGGCTCGTGAACGCGAACGAGGGGTCCCACACCTTGCAGGTCCACTTCCCAATCGTGTTGACGTAAATCAGCTCGAACGTGCGCAGCCGATTGACCGCGTCCTGCGTGGTCACGAGACACTGCGGCGCCGTACCGCCAGCGATGTAGACGCCGCGGATCTCCGGCGCCGCCGCATCAGCCGTCGCGAGTGCGGCCGTGTCGATCTGTGACAGCGGAATGCCCGCGGCGACGAGGAGCAACAAGAGCAGCGACCCCACGGTCGGCGACGTCACCGATCCGAACACGGTGGCCGCCGAATCGTTGACGAGCCATTGCACGTTCACGTCCGCGAAGAAGTCGTAGGTGTCCGGCGAATAGCCGTTCGTGACCTTCACATTTCCTGTTGTCGTGCTGAACGAGAACTTCTGAATCTCAGTGCCCAACGCTAGTTCTGTGATCGCTCCGGTCGCTTTGTTTCGACGGCGGCCGCCGAGCAGATCGAACGTCATGATCCATTCGTAGCTCCCACGCGGACCGCCAGGACTCACGCGCGGATCGCCAATCGAGCAAATGGTGTAGCTCGCATCGGTGACACCAGCGATGTCGAGTCGCTGCAACGGCACCCCATAGACCGTGCCGAAGATGACCGGCATGTATTGGCCATGCAGTTCGGACGCGGCCACGGCGTTCGGAAACGTCAACATCGCGCTGCCGTCCGCGAGGTCGTCGTAGGTGTGCTGTGGCAGGGCGGCGGCGAGCGCGTCGTTCAGCGACCGCAGCGACAACGTCGCGGCCAGGTCGCCGGCCGCCGGGTTCTGCGTGATGAGCAGCGTCGAGAGCGTCTGGTATTCGCTGAGCGGCAGGGCTTCGCCGCCGATCCGGATCGTGACGGACCCGTTCATCCAGTTCCACGCCGACGCGGGATAGTCCCAGAAGCCGTCTGCGTTCTGCATCGACAGCGCCCCGGAGGGCGCGATCGTGAGGCCCGAGAGGAAGTCTGACTGCTCCGCGTGCAGCGACGGAATCGAGTTGCCGTCGAGCATCGGCGCGTAGTGACGGCCAGCCACGAAGTTGCGCGCGTGCGTGCTCGCGCAGACGGTGAAGACCGCCTGCATCAAGCTGATGGTGTCGGGGTTCACGGCGGCCGCGGTGCGCACGTAGATGCGGCCCGTCGCCGAGTCGTAGAAGTAGCTGCCGCTGTTGGCCTGCACCGCGGCGATGCTCGCGCGCAGCGTAAGCGGGGTCAGATTCTCCAGCACGCTATCGACGCCGCGATACAGCCCGTGGTCCGTGCGGATCGTCGTCGGATGCGTGTACAGGTCGTAGGGCACGTAGTACGCGCCCGCGCCATCGCTCGTCCAGCCGCGCAGCGACTGACGGACCTGCACGTCCGCGAGCACGACGAACTCCGCGTTCGCCTGCGTGACCAGCTGCGCCCAGGTCGTCGGCCCCGTCGAGGTGCTCGGCGGAACAAAGGCCGCCGCGATCGCGCCCCACGCGGTATTCGCGCCCGTCGCGACCGCGGCTTCGTTGGCCGAGACAAAGCGGTAGCCGTCCGCGAAGTAGTTGACCGCGTCGCCGGTCGCGTTGAACGGTGTCGTGTTGTACGCCGGTGACGTATCGACAATGCTGTTCGACGCGTCCAAGAAGAACGCGGCGATGAGCGCGGACGACGCGCCGCCGACGCTCACCGTGCCCGACGACAGTGCCGTGCTGCTCCCGGTGTTGCTCGCGAACGCCACGAACGGGTCAGACGTGCCGAAGCTATCGAACTCCGACACCACGACGGTGCGATAGGTGCAGCCGCTCGAGAACGTCACCGTCACGACGTTCGCGGCATTGCCGGCGATGTTGTAGGCGTACCACAGGTCCATCGAATTGCCGGCCGCGCCACCGCCGCCGATCGTGCCGGCGGGGTGATACGTGTTGAGCGCGGTGTCTTGGACCTGCGTGACCGCGGCCGAGCCGTTGCGCGACGTCGCGACGACGATGAGATTGCCGGCGACGTGCGCGGTCGCCGGCGCCGCGATCGTGCCCGCTGACGCCGTGCTGCCGGCGGCCGCCCTCGAGACGCGCGCCACTTACCGCAGCTCCTCGATGGTGAACTGCACCGACTTCTGCGCGCCGTTCATCCCCGCGAACGGCACCGCCGCCGGCATGACGCCGTAGACAATCTCGTCGGCTTGCCGCGCGGACAGGTCGAAGACGATCGGGGTCGCCGTGCCCGTCTCGCTGTAGATATTGTCGGTCAGCGTCGCGACGTCCGCCGGGCGCAGCACCGGGAACACGGCGTCCAGCTCGAGATACTGCGGCCGGCGATAGACGCGACGCTGCCCGCCGACGCTGTACTGCACGGGCGACGGGTCGACCGGCGTGAACCCGCGCTGATTGACGAGATGCCCGACCGGCGTGAAGTCGTGCCCGCTGTCGCAGATGAACCCGACGCCCAGCTCGACGAAGTCGCTGACCGTATTGGTGTTCGTGAACAGGAACCGGATCTTTGTGACCGCGGCCTGGCTGCTGTAGACGATGAGGCAGTTCGTCCGGTTTGGTGACGTCAACGTGAACGTCCCGAAGTCCGCGAACGCGCCGCCGGTCGAATACTGCGCTTTGAGCGTGCCGCCGCTCGCGTGCACCTTGTAGTTGATCGCGGCGACCGCCGTGATGGTCTTCGCGCCGAGCGACGTGAAATCGAAATCGACGTTCTGATTGCCCGTCGAGGTGCCCGAGCGCCAGATGTTCGAGCGGTCGACCGACGCGAGCGCGGCCGCCGCGGCGTAGCCGGTCGCGTCCGACGAGGACGTGATCGTCACGCCAGGCTGGACGCCCCAGTTCTTCCACATGAATCGCGCGTTCGCCATCGTCTATCTCGCGCTGACGTTCGTGCGCACGCCGCTCGCCGGCATTGCGAACTCCCCGCGCGCCGCCGCGCTCTGCATCTCTTTCGTCATGTAGATCCGCAGGTCGCGCGCCATGCGCCGGAGCGAGTCGCTGTCAGTCCCGGCGGCGCCACTCACGTTGATGTCGCCGAAGTGGATGCCGCCGAACCCGGGCGTCAGGTGCGGCATGCCCACGACGTCGCCCGGATTGACGCGCACGAGCCCGCCGCGCAGCACGGATCGCAGCGGCGAGTCCGCGATGGGCACGTCGCCCAGGTCCGCGCCGCCGGAGGGCTGGCCGAAGCGCGGGTGGACGTTGACGTCGATGTCGCTCGGGATGTTGTCGCGCAGCGCGCGGCCGACGTCCTCCGCCGCTTGGACACCGCTGTTCGAGACCCCATCGAAGAGATGCTTCAGGACGTCGCGGATGTCCTGCATCGTCTGGTTGAGCACGTCCATCGACTTCTGGAGCGGGTCCTCCTCGAAGTTCAACGCGCTCATGTCGGTGAGCTTCTCGCCATTCGCGTCGAGGAGCTTGCCCTGGTCGATGAGGTTCTGGATGACCGGCTTCATCGACTCGGGGATCGCCGTCTCGTACGACCGGGCGTCGATCACCATCTGCTGGATCTGGGCGAGGAACTTGTCGCCCAGCACGTTGACGTCCTGGACGTACGGCGCGAGGTCCTTCCAGTCCTTGGCGATCGTGCGCGCGGCCTCCTCGTCGCGCGCCTGCCGGAATTTCGCGTTCATGTCGTCGGCCGTCAGGCCGACGTCCTTCATCTCCTGCTCGATCGTCTTGAAGGCCTCGGTGGCGGCGACCGCGTCCGTGTACTTGGTGTAGGCCGCGGTCAGATCGTCAATGCCCTGCTGTGCTTCCTTCGTATGCCCCGCGGCGATGAGGCCCTGGATGATGCTGTCGAGGTCGTCCGGCACCGAGGCGCCCAGCGCCGCGAACTTTTGGTCGAGATCCGTGAGGCTGTTGAGCAGATCCTGCTGCTTCTTCTTGAGGTCGTCGTAGAATTGCGAGACCTCCTTCATCCACTGTTCGTTCGCCGCCTGGTCGTGCTTGCCGACGACGTGCATCCCGATGTCGGCGAGTTTCTGCCCCTGCTCGCCGAGCTTCTCGAGGTCGGCGTAGAGCCCGCCGAGATCGCTGAACCCGAGTTGCTTCGCGAGAGCCTCCCGATCGGTCTTGGTCTCGTTGCCGTGCCCGCGCACGGCGCCAATGAGCGCCCCGACGGCGGCGCCGACGCCCAAGCCGATCGGGCCGAACATGGCCCCCATTTCGGCCCCGGTCAGAGCGCCGCCAGCAATCCCTTTCGCACCACCGCCCTGCGTCGCGGCGGCGACGGCGGTCACGCCCTGGACCAACGCGAGCGCCTTGCCGGCCGCGCTCGTGGCTTTCTTGAAATTGTCCGCCGCCTTCGCGGCCATGTCCCACGCGGTGACGATCTCGGCGATGCCTTTCACCAGGCCGCTGAACGTGCCACCGGTCACCTGAGCCAAGCGCGTCAGGCTCTGCGCGAACCCATCGAGTTGTTCGTGGAACTTCTTCCACTGATCGGCGGGCACCGAGACGTCGAGCGCCTTGACGATGTTGGGGCCGCCGTGCTTGATGATCCAGTCGACGCCGACGCCGGTTTCCTTGATGGCGCCGTCGAGGCTCTTCCACGGGGGCGCGAGATCTTTGAGGATGTTGATGCGGCCCGCGAGGATTTCGTTCTCGGCGCGGCTGGAGCCGGCAAAGATGACGGTCTTCTCGTTGAAGTCCTCGAGCGCTTTTGCGCGCTCCTTGTCGGCCTTGGTCGCCTCGTCCTGGGCTCTCTTTTGGTCCTCGAGTTCTCTCTTGTATTCGCGCGTCGTGCCGGCGACCAGGCCGAGCGCCTCGTCCACCTTGCCCTCGGACTCGCCGAGCTTCAGGGCCGCGTCGATCTGAGCTTTCGTCGCGGGTTCCAAGTCCGCGACGGCCTTCTTGACCGCGTTGAGCTTGTCGACGTACTCGCCGGACACGCCGAGCTGCTTCCGCAGCGCTTCGGTCTCCGCCTGCGTCTTCGTGAACCAGTCGTCGAGTGCTTTCCGCGCTGCCTCGGCCGCCCGCTCTTCCTCTTCGTGGCGTTGGGCCGCCTTCCGGAGCGCATCGCCCAGCGCGCCGAATTGGTCCGCCGCCTGGCCGATCACATCGCCCAGGATGGGCAGGTACCGGCCCATGTCGACCAGCACCTTCAGCCCGGTCACTTGCACGTCGAACCAGGTCTTGACGACCGGGATCGCCACTTCCACGGCCGTCTTGAGCAGACCGGCCCCGACAGCGACGTCCGCCACCGCGTCTTTGTTCTTGAGCAGCGACGTGACGAGCGCATCGAGGACCGGCAGGAACGCCATCCCGATCCGATCGCGCATCCGCTCGAACGCTTCGTCGAGCAGCCGCGTCTTGTCCTCGAAATCCTCCGCGGCCTGCGCGTCCTGCTGAGACCAGACCAGGCCGAGCTCGCGGGCTTGGTCCGTCATCTCGCGCAACGGCTGCATCAGCTGCGGGAGCAGCTCGCGGCCCTGCCGACCGAACAGTTCAAAGGCGGCCTGCGCGACGTTGATGCCCGCCGGCAGATTGCGGAAGGCGTCCGACAGCATCAGGATCTGCTCGGACGGGGCGGAGGCCTGGAACGCGGCGACGTCGATCCCGACCTGGCGGAGCGCGCCGCTCACTTTGGCGAAGTTCTCGCCGAGCCGCTGCTGGAGCATGAACGACGCGTTGCCGAGCGTTTCGAAGGAGCTGCCCGAGGCCTTCACGGCCGCGCCCACCGCCGAGACGTTCTCGACGGTGTCGTTCATCTTGTAACTGAGCTCGCGGATCCCCTCGCCGGTCTCGGCGGCGTGTTCCGCCCAGTCGCGTAGCGTCGCGACCACCTCGAGGCCCGCCACGACGAACGTCCCGACCGCGGCCGTCGCTATCAGGAACGGATTGGTGAGCCACTTCTCGAGCTGCTCGCCGAATTGTTCGAGCGCGTCTTCGGGTTGATTGAAGGCGTCCGCCAGGCGATTGCCGAGATCCGACACGGCGGCCTGCGCCTCTTTCGAGTCGCCGGTGATCCGCAGTGAGAGATCTTCGGAAAAGCCCATGTGGTTACCGCCGGCTCAGGAAGTGCAAGATCAACCGCATCCAGTCGCCCTCGTCGCCCGCGAGGATCTGCGTGAGCTCGTGCGCCTCGTCGGCTTCGCGCGCGAGCAGCAGCGCCGCGTCGAAGTCGAGCGCCTCAGCTAGGTCCGTCAGGCCGATCAGCGACGACGGCCGCGTCCCCGGCCACCGGCGCGCGATCCGGTCCAGGAAGCACGCCGTCGTCCCGACGACGAAACTCCGCGGCGGCCTCGACCCGCCGGGTGAGATCACCGATCTCGAAGGTGGCCACGATAATCGCGGTCTTGAGCTCGAGCGGGAGGTCGTCGACGCACACGCTGTCGTCGGTCACCTCGGCCCGCGTGGCGACGATGCGCGGCGTGACCGCGACCAGGCAGATCCACTTGTCGATAAACTCGGCCGCGGAACTGTCCGCCGCCGCCATGAACGACTCCAGGTTGTCGCCCGCGCGTTGGAGCGTCGGGATGTCCTGCAGGACCCGCATCATGAGCGGCAGCGGCAAGAGCTTCTTGAAGAGCAAGCTCTGCAGGTCCGGCTTGCGGACGAGCACGTGGCCCATGCCGCCCGGGACCGGCACTTCGATTTCCGGCGCCGCGGTCTTCTTGAACTCAGCTGCGCTCAACACACCCATACGCTCGTCCTCGTTTCGTGAGGCGCCCTCAGGCGCCGGAATAACTCGACTGTTGTCGGCGACGCGCGCTCCACGCCGCGGCCACGTGGACCTGCAGCGCTTTGCCGATCGACAACATGAAGTCCTTCGTTGGCCGAATGGGCGGACGCGCCGGCATGCGGCGGGTGCCCGTCTGGTGAAAGATCGCGCCTTCGCGCGTCGTGCCCACGCGGAGCGAGGACGGCTGCGGGTCCCAGACGCCGACGCGCGAACGCTCCGGGTGCATCAGCGCGCTCGAGAGATCGCCGCTACGCACGAGGAGCCCCTCATACGCGTACCCACGCCGGGCCTTCCAGGCCGCGTAGCTCGGCGAGAGCGGCGCCCACGGGCGGCCCGTCGACGCGCCTTGGGTGGCGAATGCCTGCTGAATCCACGGCCGCCAGACGTCGAGGAACGGCCCGTTCCAGAAGGGGCGGTAGTCGGTAATCTCGTCGGCGAACCGCGACAGATCGACGGACAACGCCTCGGCGCCGATGACGCTGAAGCTGAACCGCAGCCCAACGCCGAAGGTCTTGATGCCCGCCATGGTTCCCGTCCGGCCCGTGCGGCGCGCGTTACTTCTCGCGCGACAGCTGGAACATGCGGTCGCCCGCGTTGCGGGTCAGGTCGGCCAGGCCGTGCAGCTCGCACTTGATCATCGTTTCGCCCTTCTTGCGGATGGGCGCCTCGGTGCCGAGCAGCGAGTAGGCCTTGTAGATGACCCCGATGATGAACTTCGTCGGGGCCACGCGGTTCATCGCCGAGAACACGAAGCACTGCTGCGTCGGCAGCAGAATCGCCGAGCCGCCGCCGCCGTAGAAGCCGGTGCGCGTGCCGTCGTCGACGTTGCCGATGCCGCTCGAGGTGCCCGAGTCGAACGCGACCTTGAGGGCCGTGTAGTTGAGCTCCTTGAGCGTGAAGACCAGGGAGCACGCCTCGTCGCTCGAGTAGACGTCGACCGGCGCGAGCTCCTGCTCGGCGAAGATCTCCTGCTTCGTCAGCTGGTACTTGAAGACGCAGTCGCCATCGGTGGCGCCGATGTCGGTGCCCGTCGCCGGCACGCCGGCGGTGTGGGTCAGCCAGGTCGGCGGCGTGCCCGTCGCCGGCGGGGTCACCCCAACAAAGATGCGGGCGGTGCCGACGTGAATCTTGGTGGTGTCGATGGCCACGGCGCTACTCCTTTGCCGGCGGCGCCGGCGTCACGGACTCGGACACGGCGGCCTGGTCCGGCTTCGCCGTCTTGCTCGGTTTCTTCGCGGGCCGCTCCGCCTCGCGCGTGGCGCTGGCGATGGCCTCGCGGATCGTCTCGACCTCGCGCTGACAGGTGGCGAGGTACGCCTTGGCGCGCTCGCACTCGTCGGCGCTCCGCGCGGCCGCGTCCGCCGCCAGTTCCGCCTTGAGCTGGGCGGCCACGAGCTTGGGCTGGAGCGCACTCGCGCGCTCATGCGCGCGGACGGCCTCGGCGTCCTCCGCCCACGCGGGACTGGCGGGGCCGACCTCGTCGACGAGGTGCGCGACTTCGGCCGCCACGCGGCGCGAGAGCTCGACCGTGGCGCCGCCCTCGAGGACCTGGCCCTCATGGGCGAGCTGCTGACCGTCACGCACGCGATAGGTCGCCATGGTCGTTAGGCCGCCGGCGGCAAGGAGAAGATTTCGATCGTCACGCTCGTCACGCCGCTGTAGGTGACTTGCGCGCGGCCGTTCACGTCATTGAACCGCTTCGGCTTGAACGGGCCGAAGACGTAGGTAGCCGAGTCGTTCGGAATCGAGTAGACGCCGTCATGCGCGGGCGAGGCCGCGACCTCGAGGCTGCACGGGTCACCCTGCGCGACGACGGTGAGCGTGATGGCGCCGGCGCCGGCGTTCCGCACGGCGATGAACTCCTTCCCGGTGTTCGGGAAGCTGTCACCGCCGCCGTTGGCAGCGGCCAGCGCCTGGGCCTGCTTCGCCGCGGCGATTTGGTTGACGGTCAGGACGGCCATGGCTAGAGGCTCCAGGTCTCCGCGACCAGGACCACGCGGCCGCCTTTGAGAAAGGGCTGCGGCGCGTTCTGGAGCGGTTCGATGCGGCTGTAGTCTTCGAACTCGATGGTCATGGGCGCCAGCGCGTAGTCGCCCTGCAGCACGCTACGGCGGAAGAACAGCCGCGTGGCCAACACGAGCCGCTGCACCTCGCGCGTGATGCGCGCTTCGCTGTCGCCGATTTGCGTCCAGTCGACGAGGATCCGGTGCGCGCCCGCGGCTTCGTCGGCCTGGGGATTGAACGCCGTGTTGAGCGCAATGACCTCGGCCGCGGGAAACTTCTCGAGCTGGGCGCGCTCGTACGCGTAGACGACCTTCGGCGCCGGCGTGTCGTCGCCCGTGTTCTCGGCGGCGTCGACGTTGGCGAGGAGCTGCGCGAAGTCGGCGCTCCGGAGCGCCGCGGCGATCGCGGCGGTCACGCTCTCGACATCTCCGAGCGGCTTGGCGACGGCGAGGATCACAGCGTCTGCTGCCTCGTGATGGCCGGCGCGTCGACGAGCGTGTCGGTCTCGTCAAGGCCGCTGCTGAGCACGAGATCGCCCGCGGACTTGATGACCTGCTCGTCGGTCCTCTGGGCGTCCGGGAGCTCGAAGGAATCCTGTGGATCGGCGAGCTTCTCGAGGAAGCACTCGAACTCTTGCGTCCAGTAATTCTTGATAGGCCGGCCGCGATCGTCGGTGGCCACGTTGACGCCCGTCTGGCGGCGCATCTGCGCCTCGCCGAGCGCGCCCTTCGCGCACGCATCACGCAGGAGCGCGAGCGACTTCGCCCCGGTCGTGACGGGCACGACGTAGCCGAGATTCCCGATCGTCGCGTCGATCCGGAGCGCGAAGACCTCGATAAGCTTCGCGATGTCGCCTTCCGTCGGAACCGAGGTCGACGAGAAGGGCGCCTGCGGGACGATCGCGTTGACATCGTCGACGGTGGCGTAATGGTCGGTGGCCACGCGCTAGCCCTCCACCTGCTGGATACCGACCGAGAACGTGAACGAGTGGGAACCGCCGCCGTTGACGACCGCCCACTTCGCGCGAAGCGTGTTGCCGACCGGCCCTTGCTGCACGTTGCCGGCGGTGAGCGCGGCGTCCTGCGGCGCTTTCATGGGCGTCGACGGCGCGGTGCCGTAGAGCGACCAGAACGCCAGGAACTTTTTCGCGCCGCCGTTGCCGAGGACCTGCGTGAAGCTGATGAAGTCGTCCCAGCTGACGCCGTCGTCCCAGGAATGCTGGACGTAGACGTTCAGCAGATCGCCCGCAGCGCTGGCGGCGGCGGTCACGTCGAGGATGTAGATCGCCGACGTGATGACTTCGGTGTGGCTGACGAAATTGCCCGCCGGGCCAGTCCCGCTGGCCGTCACCACTCCGGACGGAACAATCAGCTGCATCGCGCGGCGTCCTTACCAGGCGACCGGCAGCACCAGATATTCGAGGAAGATCTGGAACGTGTTGTCGGCGCCGGCGTTGCCGGTGAGCTCAGCCGCCGCCGGGTTGTGGACCACGAGCGGCTGGTTGTCGGCGTTCGCCTTTGTGATGTTGACTTCCGATCCGGCGGCGACGGCCGGCACCATGAGCGACGTCGCGCTAGTCGTGTTCTGGACGAACGCACCGATGCCGCCCGACATGAGCGACGCCGTCGAGCCGTCCTTGTACTTGAGGGAGAAGTTCGAGCCGGCGCCGCCCTGGACGAACGCGTTCGTCCCGCCATAGAGGAGCGCAATCGTGCACGACATCGGGACGATGAGCTTGCCCGCGCCCTGCGCGGCCACGATCGTCACGGGCGTCGCGCGGAAGGCCTTCGCCTGCGCGTTGGTCAGGGCGAGCAGCACGGCGCGCTTGAGCACGCCCACGTTGTCGCCGTACATCAGTGAGCGCGTTTTCCAGATTCCGCCGGTGCCCTTGTTCATGACCTGCTCCCTTCACATCCGCCTGTCGGCGGCCATCCGGGTTACACGCGCGCGCGATTCGCGATCGTCTTGTCGAGATCGAGGGGCGCGCGACTCTCGTCTTCCACCTGCTGGCGCTCGAGCCGCTGCACGTCGCTCGCGGTGTCGTCGACCGTCGCGCCCCGCGGGCTGAACGGCACGTTCGCGCCGTCCTGGTCGGCCTCGTGCGCCCTGCGGCCGTGGTGCTCGCGCGAGTCGTGGTCGATGAACCGTTTGGCGCAGACGCGACACGGCAGCGGCAGATCCCCCGGTTGCAAGGCCCGCACGTAGCCGAGCTCGACGAGCCTGGCGTCGTTCCGCAACCCGGTGAGACCGATGACCTCCCCGCGCTCGAGCTCCTGGCCGCCGTAGCCGAAGTACCGGCGCGCGAAGTAGAGAATCCGGCCCGCGTCGTCCTTCACCACGCCGTCGAGCGCGGCCTTGCCGGTCTCAGGATTCCGTTCGACCCGTCCCGTCGTGCGTCCCATCGCCCGTACCCTCCGTCCGTGCGTGCCCGTGCGTTACTCGGTGTCCGTGGCCGGATCGCCGGCCTCGTCGGCGTCGGTCTCGCTCCCCTCGTCGGTAGCCGTGCCACCGACCGGACGGTCGAGAATCGTGTCCAGCTCGGTCTTCGCTCGTCCGACATCGGACGCAGCAACGTGGTGTGTGAGCCAGCCCTCGAGGCGCACGAGCGCGTCGTGGCCCATCGCCTCGCGCACCGTGGGTGCGGAGCGTGGAGCGGCGGCGGTCTCCGGTCGTCGGCGGGCCATGGCGTTACTGGACCGCGTTCGAGAGGAACACGCCGGCGTTCTTGGCCGTCTGCGCGTGCGTGAAGTACGTGTTGGCCTCGAGGATGTCGATCTCGCGCTCTTCGTCGCGCATCCGCTTGACGTAGGTGAGCGCCTGCTCGACCCGCTGCCACACGAAGCAGTAGCCGGCGGCCGGCGTGAGCAGCGACGGCCGCTGCGGCGTGTAGAGGAGCAGCATGTTCTTGCCCCACACGCGCGTGTAGGTCACCGAGGCCTCGACCGTGCCTTCCGGCGAGGTCGTGTAAATCGCGCGGCCAACGAGCAGCCTCTGCAGGTCGAACACGTTCGCGATCGTTTCGGTCGTGGGCTTGGCCGGCGTGGCCGCGCCCGCGGTGTACTTGATCAGGTCGACGATGTCCGGGTGCCAGCGCAACTGCAGCTGCACGAGCTTGCCGAGGACGCCCATATTGGGCTCGCGGCCGATGACCGCTTCGACGCTGTCCTTGAAGGACGCGATGTCGACGAGCGGCTGGCTGCCGCCGTAGTCCGACCACTTCGTGAAGTCGGTGCCACCGACCTTGTCGGCCGCGCCCCACTTGCCGGTGGTGAACCAGTTGGTCGCGAAGCTGACCTCGCGGCGCATCATGACCTTGTCGGTCGCGAACTCCGTGCCGTCGCGGTCCATGTTGAACGGCGCGTCCTGGTTGTCGCGCTGCTCGTCGGCGATCTCGAAGCCGTACGAATAGCGGTCGCAGAAGTAGACCGCGGACGTGTCGACCGTGAAGCCGCCGCGCTGCGACTTGGCACCGGGCGTGCGGAGCTTGCCCTCGTCACGGAACCAGTGGCTCTGGTCGTACTTCGGGATCTTGTTGCTCTGCTTACCGACCGGGACGATCGGGAAGATCTGATCCGCGATGTACTCGGCGTTCTGGTACGAGACGCTGACATTTGTCAGCAACTGGTCGACGTGCAGGGAACCGGGAACAGGCTGCATGGGCATGACGCCAACTCCTCAAAAGTCGAGAACTTCGGCCGGCGCCTACGCCGGGGTCCGGAACGACGTGCCGGGCTTCAACTTCACGCGGATGACGGTGCCGAGCGCCGTGGACGCGTCCATCGCCTCGCCGAGCAACGGCCGATCGTTCGTGGTGCACTTGACCGCGCGGCCGTTCGCGTCGGTCCCGAGCTGATCGCCGGCGGCAATGGCCGAGCCGGATCCGTCGCTCGCGACCTTCGCGATGCCGTCCGTCTGGACTTCGCCGGCTTGGTTCTGCTTCGGCGCGTTGATGAGCACACCGAACGGGCGATCGGTGACCGCCGAGGTGAGGTCGACCGTGTCCGCCGCGGTCTGCTTGACGATGAAGAACTGCTTGGCCGACAGGTCGCTGTTGGCCTTCATGTTCACGTTGAGAATTTCGATTGCCGTCGCCATCGCGATGACTCCTGGGCCCCGAGCTGGGGCTGTAAACCGCTCGTGCGCGTGCGCCGCGTGGCGCTAGACCTTGACGGCCGTCTCGACCTTGTAGCGTTCGTAGAGCGCCGGGTTCTTGTTGAACACCCGCGCGAGCGCGTCGTGGCTCGAGAGGGCCTTGTCCTGCTCCTGCTCGGTGCGCGCGAGCGCCATCGCTTCGGTCGCGGCCGTCGTCGCCCCCGTGTCCGAGCCCGAGCCGATCGCCGTGCTGCGATCGATCGCCGGGCGGCTCGCCGTGACTTTGTCGAAGAGCGTGGGATTCGCGACCGCGAGCTCGAAGAGCCCGTCCTTCTCGGCCGGCGTGGCCTTGCCGGCGCGGATGAGCGAGTCGACCTTGTCGCGCGCGGTCTTCTCGTCGCGCTCCTTGACGAGCGCCAGGTTCTTCGTCGAGAGGTCCTGGATCGTCGTGTCCTGCGCGGTGACCTTCGCTTCCAAGGCCTTGAACGCGGCGAGCTCGACCACCTCCGCGGCCGGCGCGTGCGCCTTCGCGAGATCGCGGACGACCTCTTCGCTCAGCTGCACGTCCTTGCCGTCCGCGCCCTTGACCGTGATCGTCTTCGCCATGTTCGTTGCTCCTGCGCCCAAGGGGCGGTAGTCGGCGACCACCTCAACGGGGCTGCCGGTGAAAATCACGACGCCATCGGCGTCGATCTCGAACGGAACTTCGTAGAGGTTGCCGTCGCCGTAGTAGCCGGCGCTCAACTGGCGGTAGACCACGCGGCCGTCGAACATATCGACGAGGTAGCAGCTCGTGGTCTGGCCGTAGGTGATCCGGAGGGCTTCGCCGACCCGTCGCCGCTGCTCGTCGAAACTGAACTGCGCCTCGCTCTCTTCGTCGAAGTCGGCGAGGTCGCACGCGTGGGCGTTGGCCAGGCCGAGCATGGCGGGCTGCATCCCGTGCACCACTGGCACGTTCGTCAGGGCGGCGCCGAAGAGGGTCGGCCCGATCTCTTCGCCGCCGTTGCTGTTCTTGTAGCCGAAGGAAAAGCTCGCGGAGAGGCCCTGATACTCCTTGGCCTCAATCATCGCGGCCGCGTCGTCCGTCCACTCGACACAGCACCAGAGCTCGTCGCCGCCGGCGCGGATCTCGACATCCACGATCCAGCCCGCCGCCTTGCCCTGCTCGGCTGAGGCCGCGCGCGTGGTGCCGTGATTGAAGTCGATCGGGAGTCGGGTCGGCGAGACCGGGTACTTGCCGGTCTCAAAGTTCTCGGCCATCGTGGCCAGGTCGGTCGTCGTGACCGTGAAGTCGCCGTACCGCGGGTCGTAGAACTCGCCGGTCCGCAGCACCTGCACCCAGCTCGTGCGTGCCTCGTCGCCCGTCTGAACGTCGAGCGCGACGAGCGCCACGAACGGCGCGATCCGGCGGGCGGTGTCTTTCTTGCCGGACCCGCGCCAGGCCTTCGGGAGCTTCGCGACGAACGCGGCGCCCTTGCGCTTGGCGATCCGGATGATGTTCTTCTTCAGCTGGTCGCTGGAGTAGTTGTCGTCCCCGGCGCGGCCGATCGACGCCGCCGCATCGGCCACGTCCTTCGGGGTCTTGATGGGAAAGGATCGATCCTTCCCCGCAAAGTCGCTCGCCGGCAGTTTGTCTCGGTCAACGCCGTTCCCCACCTCGGGGTCGACGTTCTTGAGATGCACAGACGCGCCGGCGGGCATGTCGCTTGGCAGTGTGCGGAGCGATCCCGCGCGCGCGCTAGAGGGTGCGTGGCAGGCTGTCCACGCGTGACCGCGCGTGTACGTGCGTGACTACCAGCCGACGTACTCGTCGAGGACGGATCGTTTGATGCGAATCGCGCCGTTCTCGCCGAACTGGATCACCTTGATCGCGCCTTTGTCGATGTGGCGACGGATCGTCTTCTGCGACACGCCGTACTGCTCGGCCGCCTGCTCGACGGTCAAGAGATCATCCGGATGGCGCGGCTCTCGTCGCGGCGTGGCGGGCCCGTCGAATCGGGACATAGCGGGATTCATCAGTCGGACGTCGGCGCCTCGGGCGCTGGGGCGGGGCCGGGCGCCGGCGGCGCGGGCGCCGTCCCCACGAGCGAGACCTGCAGCTCGTTGTCCGGCCGATCGTGGGCAAAGCGGACCTTCGTCACCGCGAAGAGCCTGCGGCAGTGCGGGCACATCACGACAGTGCCCAGTCCAGTCAAGAGCAGCGGCGTCGACGGTGTGCGGCAACGGCACGCGAGCGAGACCACCGGCGTCCAGGCGTAGACGTCGAGCGCTTGGCCCACGATCGGCACACCGTTCGCAGCGGGAGGCGGCGGCGGGAATTGGCGCGGAGGCTGATACCCCATCGGGACTTACTCGCCTTTCACGAGGAAGAGGTACACGCAGCGGCAGTTGTCTTTGCCGTCGCAGTTCTTGTTGGGCGGGGCGTTCGATTCGTACTCGTCGCTGCCGACTTCGAACTCTTCGCCGTCGAGCTCCTCACACGTGTCGCAGCTGCGGTCGTCCATCACGCAGCTGTAGACCGCGAGCTCGATCGAGTCTTTCGCCTGGTCGGCTTGCCAGTGGCGGCCGAGCGCGAAGGCCTCGTTCACTTCCTCGCCGGCGGCGCGCTTGATCGCCTGCTCGGCCACCTCGGTCAACGCGTCGACGAGCGCATCGGCGAGCGCCTGGCCCACGAGGCCAGATCGACGCAGGCGCACGGCGTTGTCGAGCGCGAGGGAATGCCAGGACTGGACGAGGCGATCGGAGGTCGCTTCCGCGCTCGAGACGAGGGCTGAGGTGAGCGTCCGCTTGTTCGCGGTCGCGCGCTGGCCGCCCAGGTGGCGGACCACGGCGCCCTGGCGGCGCAGCTCGCGGCGGACTTCGCCGGCGCCGAACTCGGCCACGCGGCTCTGCATCGCGCGGATGGCGCTCTTGATCGCCGACGCGTCGGGCCCGGGCAGATGTTTCGCGCGCAGGTCGGTGAACGCGGCCGTGTCGCGCGCGTCTTTCTTCGCGAGCGTGTCGGCGAGCGATCGCGCGTGGGCAGTACGGAGGCGGACGAGCGAGGTGGCCAGCTTCGCCTTCTCGCTCTCGAGTCGTCGACGGATGCCTTTGAGATTAAGCACGCGACGCTCGCGGGCGTTCGGCTGGCGCGCCAGGCCCACCGGGGCATCGAGCGGGCGATCCTGCGGAGTCGGCCCGAGCGCGTCCCCGCCGAACAGATCTGGCGACAGGCCGCTCGAGCGCGTGCGCTCCTGCCCGCGCAGCTCGGCCGGCAATGGCGGCGCGTTCATGATGCCGCGGACCCAATCCTCGAGATCGTCATCGGGCGTAATGACCTTGGTGGCGGCCAGGCGCCCCATCGCTTCGGCGAGCGCCTTCGCGTCCATCTTGCCGAGGTCCGAGACGACGAGCTTCGGACACGGCCGATTGGTCATGTCGAAGTTCATCTCGCAGAGGGGCTTCACGACCTGGGCGCGGAGCTCGCTGCAGATCTCCTTCACCATGCCCTCGAGCCCGTCGTAGAAGGCTTCAAGGGTGACGGACGCGGCGCCGAACGATCCATGACGCTGCTCGCCCTGCGCGGTGAACTGCTGCAGGCAGCTGCGCGCGATCATCACGTTGTGGTGCTCGAGGAGTGAGATCGTCCCCTGCATGCGCTGCTCGGCGTTGGCGCTCGTGAGCCAGTCATACTCGACACCGAACGGCTGCACGACGTAGCCGGTGTGATGGGCGCGCAGGCCTTTGAGCGTGGTCACGATTTTCCCGAGCGGCGCCGTCTCGGCCTTGTACGTCTCGAGGATCTTCGCGCGCGGGATGCCCTGATGTTCGCGATCGGCGGCGACGGCCGCGATCTCGTAGAGCTGCTTCTTGTAGAACCAGTGCTGGTAGGCGGCGCGGAGAATCGACCGGCCGTACCAGTTATTGCCCTCGCGGCCCAGCAGATGCAGCACGAGGCGATCGACCGGGATCGTCCAGAACCCGTACCGCCCGGCCTTCGGGGCGAACTGCTGGAGCGCGACGAGGCGGCCCGTCGCCGGGTCCTCAATCCACCGGTAGAACGTCCGCGGGAGGCGCGGCTCGATCGCCTTGAAACGCAATGCGCCGGTATCGTCGAGGCGCCACACTTTCTCCCCCGCGCTCGCGCCGAAGTCGAACTTGAGGAGCACGTTGTCGAGGACCTGGTGCCACGACAAATCCATCGCGTCTTCGTCGAGGAGCGCCGCGCGCACGAAATCCGCGATCGCCTGGTCCTGCGCGTCGTCGCTCGCTGCCTCGACGTCCCAGGTCGCGGCCTTCACCGGCAGCTTGCACATCGCGAGCGTGGCCTGGACTTGCGCGTCGCTCCGGCGCATCTGGTCGTAGACCGCGTACGCCGATTGCCCGTCGAGATTGGGGTTGTAGTCCTCCCCGGTCAGAAAGCCGGAGACGTTGAGATTGCCCGGCGCGCCGATCGCTTCAGTCGGATCGTCGTTACCGGGCGTCGGCTGATCCGCGTACGCGCCGGCCGAGGTCCCACTGGTCAGCGCTTGCGCGAGCGCTTCACGCTTGCTCGGCGCGAGGACGGCGGGCGTGGTCGTGGCCGCGTGGATGGTTCGACGACGTCGGGTGGCGTGTGAGCGGTCTGGCGGACGGCGTGTCGCCATGAGCGGCGGGGTGCCTTGAGTCTAGAAGGGCTCCCGCCGTCTTCAGCCCCAAGATGTTGTGGTTGCGCGTGCCCTCAGTCGCCCGCGTACTCGTCCTGGCCGCCCTTGAGCGTGAGCGCCCAGCCTAAGAAATACATACCGTGGCTCGATTGCACCGAGCATCCGGTGACCCATCCCCGATTCCCGAGGTGCTCCATGTGCGCCAGGATGCGCGACACGACCAGCGGACGGCTTTGATGCCGGCCGTACGGCGGGAAAAACTGCACACCAAAGACGCCTCGGCCGATGTCCTCGACGGACACGACGCCCTTCTGTGACTCGAGGCGCATGAACGCCATGATGGCCCGGCGCTCCACTGCGGCGGTCACCGCGAGAGTCTCATCGACCATGGTCATCGCTGCCCGATCGCTCGAGCCAATGTCGGCTCGGCGACGGCGCTCTCATAGTACGTCTTCCGATGCCCGCAGGCACGACACTCGCGCCGGCGCCAGATCGCGCCGCGCGCGTTGGACCAGCGCGAGTCGAGGACGACCAGATCCGGGCTGTCGCAGCGCTCACAGAGAAAACCGCGACGCGATCGTGGCCGGCGTGGCGTCATAGCTTCTTCGGCCAGCGGCCGCTCTCGCTTTGTTCGTCGTTATCATCGTCGTCGTCGGCCTGTCGACGGCCGCGGGTGTCCGGGCTGCGATAGCCGGTGGGCCCGGTCGCCTCCATGACGCCTGGCGGATTCGGATCGCGGCCGCGGGTGGATGCGCGGTACGCGAGCGCGCCGGCGACAAACTCATCCGGCGGATGCCCGTTGCCGTAGAGGTCGTCGACGGCGCAGTACTTGTGGGCGCCGTAGGCGGCATCGACCATCGGGGCTTCACATTCCCCGCGCTCGATCGCGGCGATGTATTCAGTGAACACGTCAGCGCGTGCGCGACCGACGAGAATCACGCCCTCAGCGTCCGAGGTCATGTAGCCGCTGACGACGTCGCCCAGGCCGGTGGCATCGTGTGCGCCCGACCCGGGATAGCGCTTCATCCGCGCGTCGAACTTGCCGACCATCGTCGGCCAGGGCCGGCGCTGCATCCGTTCGAACGCGACCAGGCGCAGCGGCGTGACGTCGGTGCGGAACGTCCAGATGACGGTGTGGTCTTTCTTCCTCGCCCAGTCGCCGCCGGTGGCGTAGCGCGCGCCTGGCACGGGTGGCTCGAGCTCGACGAGCTCGCCCTCTCCGCCGCGGAAGGTCCCGAGCTCGCGCTTGAACATCGCTTCGACGGCCTCGGGCACAATCGCGCGGCCTTCCGGGTTCGGCTCCTGGAGCTCGTACTCGGCCGACCACATCGCCTCGGTGACTTCGGCCTTCTTGCGCGAGACTTCCGCGGGCGCGAGCCAGCCGTGCGGCTCGAGCGATTCGCGGAAGCACCACTCATAGACCGGCCAGCCCTTCGCTGCGGCGCGCTTCTTCACTTCGGTGAAAGTGTAGTCGGCGTAGTGATGCGTCGAGCTCAGCACAGTCTGCGCCGGCACACCGGCGAGCGACATCGTCTGGCCCATCGCGGCGTCGAGAATCTCGAGCGTCATCTCGTCGACCTCGTCGAGGCGCAGGCGTTGCGGGTGGGGCCCGCGGGCGGACGCCGTCGACGCCATCAGCGCGCGGACCCAATTGCCCGATCGGAAACGCGTCTCGCGCTGCGCCGGCGCCGACGCCAGGTCATGCCGCGGCGCCGCCGGGTAGTTCCAGAACTCGTTCATCGCCTCGAGCACGCGCTTCGCCTGTTCGCCGGTGCCGCCGAGGAGGTTCACGCGTGCGCGCAGGCTGTGCGCTTCGGCCAGGCTCAGGAGCGCGAGCATGAAGGACTTGCCGCCGAAGCCGCGCGAGGCCTCCCAGACCGTGACCGAGGCGCGCGCGAAGTACGCGTCGGCGAAGGCGCGGAACGGTGTCGTGTGCGCGTGGCAGCACCGCTGGTCCGGCAGGCGCACGCCGAACGTGTCGAGCAGGTACGTCTTGAGCTCCGCGTCCGTCGTCGGGCCGCCGGCGACGACGCGTTCAACCGCGGGGCGGTCGTCCATCGGCGGCCGCATCCGGCGGATCATCTCCTCCCGCAGTGAGTCGGCTGAACTCCTCCGAGATGAGCGTGAGGACGGCGCGGTCAGTGACATGGCGTTGGACGACGGCGATGTAGGCCGCGACGAGCGCATACGCGCGCTCGAGCGTGATCATCTGGTGCAGATCCTTCATGCGCCGGCTCTCCGACTCGACGAGCTTGCGGCGCTGGTTGATCAGCGGCTCGAGCGCGGCCCAGACGCGGTCGCCGGCGCGCTTCGTCGTCGCCCGCTCGAGCAGCTCGGCGACGCGGGCGTCCACGAGGGCCACCTCTTCGCGTAGCGCGAGGAGGTCGCGGTCTTCCTGGGCGCGGAGGTAGTGCGTGCTCAGCCCCTTCGGCAGGACCTTCGAGTAGCGGCCGTGTTTGAAGGATGGGGACGCGATGCCCTTCAAGCTCTTGCCCCCGTGGAACTTGCAGACCGTCGAGCCCGGCGTCGCATGCCGCCGGCATCGTCGTTTCTGCTGCTTCGATTGGGCCGTGCACTGTGCCATCCGATCGTCCATCCATGAGGTCAGACCTCAATCCATGTGGTGCTGCTCACTGGTAGATCAACGCGCGGACGGCGCAGTCCTTCGCCTCGAGGAGCTTGCGCAGCGCGGCGGTCCGCTCCGGATTGCGCGGGAGCGTGTCGACCATCCGGCGCGCGAGCGTGCTGAACGGCTGGCTCACGTCCTGGAGATGGTCGGGCAGGTGATCGAATCTGAAGAACTGCAGCATCGGTTCGGTGGCGTCCATCCTCGTGGCCTCCATGGAATCACGTCGTTGTGGTGGCGCCGGCGGCGGCGTCGGCTTGACCTGGTTCGTCGGCACGGACGTCGGCTGTTTGCGGTCGCCCATCTACTTCTCTCCCTTGCGCGCCGCGACATCGTCCGCGATAACTTTCAGGACGTCGAGCGAGCGATGGCGGCCGATCACTTCGGCCGACAGGTAGTTGATGCCGTGGATGCGGCGAACCAGCGCGGTACCATCCGCGCCGTCGAGCGTGACGAGGAAGTTGACCAAGGTGCCTGGTGTCAGTTCGGCGGCGCCAATGTCGATCACCAGGTCTGGCTCAGGTTCGGGCGTCTCTGGCGCGATCGGCGAATCGGCCGCGGGACTACTCCCGTCGCTCAGCTTGTCGGGCGGCTCCGATGGGGTCAAGCGGCGCGCGTTCTCGACGCTTGCCCGGATGCGGCGCTCAACCTCGCCGACAAAGCACAACCTGCACTTGCAGTCATCGGGATGATCCTCGTCGCCTGGCCCGGCGCCCCAGCGACCAACCCAATCAGCAATCTGCTCGGCAAGTTCTTCCGGCGTTTCGAGGAACGGCATGGCTACTTCGCTCCTTGCGGTTGGACTGTTGGTAGACCCAGCGCGTCCATCGCATCGCTGAGGGCTTCGCATTCCGCTGCGCTCCAGTACCCAGGCAGCTCCTGCAACTTCTCCATGTGGGCTTGAGCCGCAGCAATCCGCGCTCGCAGCGTCGCCGTCTCATCCTCCAGCAGTCGGGCGATGGCTGGGACGACCAGATCGCGGACATCGTTTCGGCAGTCAGGCAGCGGCCGCGCGAATCGCCAATACATCTTGGCAAACGCATTGTCGAGGAGTTGATCGTCAATCGCCGCTCGAATCCTCGCGATCAGGTCGTCAGTCATCGTCAGTCCTCAGGAAACACGATCCGGCGATTGCCGACGTGATGCGTGCCGCACTCGGCGCACGCGTACGGTTCGACGTGGCAGCCCGGCCGCACGAACCCGCGGCGCATCATCCACTCGGCGCGGCGCGCGGCCTGGCTGGCCGTGAGCTTCATCTTGTTCGTCGCCAGACAGATCCGGTCGGCGACCCGCATCTGGTGCGCGCGATCGTCCTCGGCGGTCAGATCGACCATCGTGGGGCGCTCCGGAATCGGGCGCGCGGCGCGCGGGCGATGATGGCGATGGCTCATCGGTAGGCGGCTTCGGTCAGCTTCATGTGACCGCTGGTGATGAGGCCCATCTTGCGCAGCCGCGAGACGTTGCCGCGGAACGTGCCGCCATTCGGATGGAGGCCGAGCCGCTCGGCGAGCGTCTCGATGGGGATCGCGGCCGCCTCCTCCTGCTCGAGCCGCTCGACGATGGTGACCTGGCCGCCGGTGAGTCTCGCTTTGGCCGCGGCCAGTCCCGTCTCCAGCGCGCGCGCGGCCGCGCGGCCATTGGCGGTCAGCTCGAAGTCCTCGAGCAGCCCCGCGTCGCGAAGCACCTTGAGATTCCCGCGGAAGGTGCCCCCGTTGGGATGCAGGTCCAGCCACGCGGTCAGCGACTCGAGCGAACGCGCGACGAGACGGACTTCGAGCATGGCCAGCACGTCGAGGATGTTCCGTTGGCCCCCGCTCAGGCCTGAATGTGATGCGGAATCCACACCTCGAGCCGATCGCGCGTTTTCATTGGGCTTTTTTTCGGGGCGTGCAATTTCCGGCCTGTTTTGAGGAATTACCACCTTCGGGGCCTGAGCGGCGACCGAGACCATCTTCTCGACGACCGTCCGGAATCCCGCGCGGTCGGCAATCGTCTTGAGCGCGGAGGCACCGACCGCGGCATTGTCCACGGCCGCGGCGCGGGCGGTCTCGAGCAGGATGGCGAGCTTCGTGGTCAGCGCGTCCATCTGCGCGGCCGCGAACCGCGTCAGCCGCAGATCCACCTCGGCGACGAGCCCCAGCAGCTTCGCCAGCTGCTCCCGGTCGTGCTCGGTCAGGATCTCCACCGGCGCCGCCGGCGCGGCTGCGGGTGGCGCGGCTTTGGCCGTACGCACCTCCCGCTCGAGCTCGGCGATCTTCTTGCCCAGCTCCTTCGGATCCTCGGCCTTCGCGCGTTCGATCGTGGCCGACATCTTCTGCTGGAGCTCGCTCAGGTCGAGCGGCTTGAGCTCGCGCTGGGCGCGCTTCGTCCCAAGCTTCGGCGTGGCGCTCGCGTCATACGTGACCTTGGGGAGGATCGCGATGCGCTCGAGCAGCTGCAGCCACTGCGGCGACCAGACGTAGAACGTCCCGATCTTGAGGCTCGGCAGTTGATCGACCAGGTGGGCATCCATGCCCTGGTGGACGATCCACTTCTTCAGGGCGTCGCGTTCCTGGGCGCCATTCACCTGGCCGACGAAAAGGCACTCGGTTTGATTGAGGACTTCCTTGTTCACCGACTGTGGCCGCTGCGTGATCATCGAGACGCCGATCCCGTAGTTGCGGCCGAGGCGGATGATCTCTTCGAAGATGCCGACCATGCGGCCGTCGTCGCCGCCGCGGCCGGTGAACTGCGGCACGATGAGCTGGCTCTCCTCGATCACGACGTGCACCGGCGCCGGATCGGCCTCGCCCTTGCGGCGCTGCCACAGCCGTTCGCCGAACGTGACCGCGAAGCGCTTCCGGTCCGCCAGCGAGAACTGGCTCATGTCGAGGATGAGCGACCGTCCGGTGTCGACGACCAGGTCGGCGACGAGCGCGCCGCCATGCGCCTCGAGCGGAATGTCCCCGCGCAGGCCGCCGAGCACGGGCACGTCGAATCCGCCGCCCGCTTTCCCGTCCGCGCCGAGGCGCAGCCCGTACCAGTTGCCGACGGTGTCGAGGATGACGACCTGGACACCGGCGGCCAGGAACAGCTCGACCAGCTTTCCGGCGGCGTAGGTCTTGCCGGCGCCCTTCCGTGCGATGAAGGCGTACGTTTGCGTGGGCGCCGTCTCGAGCGGCAGCGCCAGGTCGTCCGCCATCTTCAATGAGCTCTTCAGCGGCATTTCCCACCCTGACCGGTGAACCCGCGCAGGCGCGTGACGATCGTCCGGCAGCAGCCCGGGCAGAGCACCCAGGCGTGATCGATCGTGCCGCCGCTCCCGAGCTCGAAGTTGCCGCCGGCGGAGGACGCGAACGACGCGGCCACCTCGCACGCGGTCTTCCTGGTGAGCCGGCGCTTGCACCGCTCGCACCGAAATCGAATGGTCTTCATGCGCTGGCGCCCTCCGCGAGCGCGCGGCCCTGGTAGCGGCTGAACGTGCCGATGGGAATGCGTGTGACTTTCCCCGCGGCCATGAGGGCCTCGAGTGCCTCCGTTACGGTCTCGCTGTTCGCGTGCGGCTGCGTGAGGCTGGCGTTGCGGACGATCTCGCTCAGCGAGTAGCTCGCGCCAGATCGCAAGACGCTCTCCACTTTCTGGCGGAGCGCGGTGGCGTCGAAGGCGGGCACGGCGACTGAGCGCACGGGCGGCCGCGACGCGCGGTCCGCATCGGTCGCGAGCCGGTACGCTGAGCGCGCGTGCTTGGGCGATCCGGCCGGCGCCGGCCGTTCGACGATTTGGGCGCTCGCGACGAGCGCCTCGATCACCGGCCACAGTCTGACCGTCGACACCTCGAGCTCCGCGAGCAGGGCCGTGTAGATGTGCAGCTGCCCATCGGCGAGGCACGCGAGGACCTGATCGCGCAGCGCCTGCTGCCGCGCGACCGCCTCGCCGTGGTGGCGGTGGGTCACCGTGTCGGGCCGGGGCGTCGACGGCGCCGATTTGACGGGCGCCGGCGCCGCGGGCGCGGCGGTCCGTTTCGTCAGGCGCGCGATCGCGCGGTTCGCCCGCTCGACGCGGTCGGCCGACGTCGACGTCGCGGCGATGCGGCGGTGGTACGCGAGCGCGGGGGGCTCCGCCGGCGCCGGCGTCTCAACGGGGGACGTCAGCACCGGGGCCTCGTCAATCGCCCTCCTGATCGAGCCCGGCCATGACCTCTGGGCTCCCGAGCTTCCACCCGCGACGGACGACCTGCTTGCCGTCGGTCAACTGCTTGAGGGCGCGCGTGAATGTCGAATGGTTGAGCGACAGCGCCGCCTTGACGTCGTTCGCGCGCACCGGCGCTTTCAGCCTGTTGAAGAAGGCGCGCAGATCGTCGACTGCGTCCTTCACCGAGCCGCCGGCGGCCGGCGCGGCCTTCGACGTCGACGCCGGCGTGCGTCTGACGCCCCCACGCGGCGCGGCCTTCGCGTGTTTGGCCCGCGGGGCCGCGGGCGGCGCTGGCGCGAGCACGAGTGGCGCAGGTGGCGCGGCCAAGACCGGCGCCGACGTCGGCGCGACGGCGGTTTGGAACGCCGCGATGATCGCGCGCAGCGCCTCGTCGCTGCCTTCGGCGTCGATGATCACCACGCGGGCTTTCACCATCGGGATCTCCCTTGTCGGTCGGTCGGTCGGTCGGTCGGTCGGTCGGTCGGTCATCCTCATCTCCTGGTTCCTCAGTGCTGACGATTGGACTCGGGCGTCGTCGGCGGCCGGCGGTCGAAGACCTCGATCAGAGAGTGCGGCGAGCAGAATCGCACGCGGCGCATCCGATCAAACTCCGCGACGGTCACCGCGCGATGGGCGCACTCGCACCAGACGCAGACGAATGCGATCTGCTCGTGCTCTCGCCCGACATGCCGATGCCCGCAGCCCTCGCACAGAAACCCCTGGTCGTAGATGTAGTCATGCGTTTGGTCCGCCGTGCGCGTGACCGGCAAGAGGTCGAACGCCGCGTGGCTGGCTCTGGCCTTGTCATCCGCGCCCATCGACCGCCTCCGTCTCGCGGGGTTGCCGCATCGCCCACGCGCGCCAGGCGGTGTTGTCGCGGAGCTCGCGCTCCTCAGGCTGTGGGCTAACGACGCGATAGTCGGCGATCTCCATCCACCCGCAGCCGCCGGCACGGCGGCCGCGATTGATGTGCGCCCGGACCGGCTCCGTCACCCGGCGGTACGCGATGATCATTTCGTCGGGCGCCGGCGCGTCCCCGAGCTGGTCGAGCGCGTCCCACTGCCGCGGTCGCGCGTGCGCCTTCACGACCGCGCGCAGGAACAACGGCGCGCGCGACAACCCGAGCGTGACCCCTTCCGCGGGCCCATCCAGAAACCGCGCCACCTACGCCTCCGCGCTCTTCCCGCTGCCGTTGGTGTGCTTTTTGACGAGCTTCGGCCGGCCAGGCTTCTTCTTGTCCTTCGGCGTCGGCTCGTCGAGGACGTCGCCGGCGTCGGGATTCGCGGGCGGCGCGTGGCCCTCGAGCTCGCGCTGCTCCTCGCCGTCGCCGTCGTCGTCATCGTCCTCGTCGGTGTGGACGTCGACGAAGAGGTCCCGCTCCTCGGGATCGAAGGTGAACGCGAACGTGGACCCGATGAAGCTGCAGAAGAAATCGCGGTGGACGCGCTCCGCGGGATCGATGAGGCAGTTGAGCGTCAGGCGCAGCGTCGCGCCCTGTGGGGCGACCTTCTTCGACTTCCGCTCGACCTGGTCGTTCTCGACGCGCTTGGCGATCGTGAGTCCGGTCAGGCGGACCTGGCGCAGCACGCAGTGCGGGGCGACGTCGGCCATGCAGACCGTCAGCGCCTGCTCCTTCTCGCGGAGCCGGATCTCGATCTTCGTCATCTCATCGCGGATCTTTTTGGTCGGCGTGAAGCAGTGCGCGGCGACGTCGGGGCCCAGCTGTTTCGCCAGGTGCAACGTCAACGGCTCGAGGACCAACGCGACGGCGAGGACCGGGAACCGCTCGTCCTTCTTGCGCTCCTCGGTCTTGATGACGGCCTTCTGGACGTGCATGCGGACGTGCTTGTCGGTGAACATTCGTCGCTCCTGAGAAAAGGCCGTCGCCGTCGTCCGGCCAGAGATAGAACACAGTGAGGGCGTGGCCGGCAGCCGCCACGTCCTGGGTGATGGGCAGCGCCTCGAGCCACTCGCGCCGGTCCTCTTTGAGCAGGCCCGTGCGCTTCATGGCGTCGGTGGCGCCTTTGCGGGAGAACGCGAGATTGTCGTCGTCGCGGATGAACTCGCGGGACGAGGCGACCAGGCGGACGACCTGGAGCGTCATCCGCACCGAGCACGTCGGCCGGCGCCCGAGCAGCTGCAGGCCTTCCCACGACGCGACGCCGAGCGCCCGGCAGATGACCCCGCGGAGCTGGCGCTCCCACTTCGCGCGCGCGCTGTTTTGCAGCGACCAGTGCGCGCGGAAGCGGTTCGGCGTGTCGAGCTTCTGCGCGACGACGAAGATCCAGGCCTCGCCAACCTTGAGGCCAACTGGACACTCGTAGTGCTGGAGTTCGCGGAGCGCCTCGCGCGTGCGGACGCCGATCCGATGATCGCGGGCCTGCGCCGCCGCGAGCAGCTCCGGCACCGCCGCGGTGAAGCGCTCGAGGCCCGTCATGTCCTGCGCCTCGCTCGTACATCCCGATCAAATTCATCGAGCCACGACCGAATCTCAAGAGTGACAGCCTGCCCCTGTTTCAACCGATGGCGAATGCCGGCAGCCTTGGAGCATGTCCTGCAAATTCGCTCGCTCCCTGAACGCATCGTGTTGTCGTCGTCATACGGATGCCCGTTCCGGCAGTGCGTTTTCTCCCGCTGAAACCGACCCCAGCTCTTGACGGTGTTCGGATGACGAGCCAAACGCCGACCCGACACGATCCGATCAGTTGTGTGCTCTACGTCGTGCGAGGGCCGATCCCGCGGCTCGAGGTGCGCAGGATTGACACATCGACCATTGCGGCAGGTATGGTGCGGCTCTTGATCTGGCATGAGCGATCCGTGCCTCAAGACGCACGCGACCTGATGCGCCCCGACCTGCCGGCGAGTGCCGTCCTTGAGGCTCCCGAGCCTGAAGTAGCCGTATCGACCCGAGATAGCTCCACGCCAAGGCCAACACGCATCCGGTCCAGTCGAGCGATCGACCTTTCCCCAGAACCGCTCGCGAACATCTGGCGTGAGCAGCTCAACGGGCAGCCCTCGCGCTCGGGACTTTGAAGCGGTCGTCACCGGCGCCTCCGCTTGAATTGCGGCGCCGCCTTGCAGCTCGCGAAGTGGGTCTTGGCCAGGTCGAGCGTCCACAGCTCACGGCCGGTGCCGATCTCGCTCTCGCGGACGATCGGCGAGATGTCGTCGAACGGCACGAACTTCAGCGTCTTCGCGTTCTGGATGAACGTGATGGTCCGCCGGCAGCTCGCCGCGCGACAGACGTCGACACGCGCGGTGTCCTTCCATGCCTTCAAGAGCCTCCGCGGATGATCGCTCATGCTGATTGCCGGGCCTTTCTGAGCGCGCGATCGGCGCGTCCGCATGTGATGCAGTAGGGCGAGAGACCGTCCGTCTTACACGCGCGGTTACGCCAGAACTCCGTGATGGGACGTGGCCGGCAGCAGCGCGGGCAGTACTTGTCGAGACCTGGTCGCCCACCCAGTCGTCGGACGCGATCGCGCCGGTGCAACAGCAAGTGATAGGCGGTGTCCTGGCAGATCACGAGGTTGTTGTTGCGATTGTTCTGCCGATTGCCGTCAACGTGATGCACCACCGCCGCTGGTGGCAACGGACGCCCCAGCGCTCGTTCAGCAACGAGGATGTGCTCGCGCTGCTTCTCTCCTGGGCTGGTGCACTGCGTGATGTAGCCTGAAGGCTCCACAGACCGGCCACCGCGCCACCATGCGCTGGCTGGCCCTGACCTCGTCGCACGGGCGGTGCAGCGCCGTGAGCAGAATCGTCCCTGCCCGGCGCGCACCGCGCGCAGTCGCGGCTTGAACGACTGGCCGCACCCTTCACAGGCCCGTGTAGCGACGTCGTTCACTTCTTGGCCTTCGCGTTCTTCCCGGCTGTGGCTCCAGACGTCTGGACTGGCGCGGGCTCGCAGGCCTTGACGTCGACACCGAGCAGCTTCGCCCAGGCGACGTACTCGCGCTCATTGCTGTCCCACATGTAGCGGTCGAAGTCGCTGGCGAGCGCTCGCCGCAGCAGGGCGTGTGCCAAGTGCGCCGGCTTCGTGGTCGCCGGCAGCTTGTAGTTCTTCAGAATGGCCGCGTAGAGCGGCTTCGGCAGCGTCGCGGGGATGGGGGCCGCCAGGACCGCTTTCTTGAGGTTGGCGGAGAAGGCCTTCCAGCGGGCCGCACGCTGTTCCTCCACGTCACGTTCACGCGCTTCGCGGTCGTCGGCGCGCTTCTTCGCCGCGGCAGTCGCGCTGGGCTTCCCGCTCGCCTTCGCCTGCTCGCGCTTCCGCTTCTCCGCCACCTCGGTCTTCCAGTGCACCTCGCACCGGTCGCGCGCGACGCAGACGTCGAAGGCCTGGCCGCGGCGCTCGCCGGCGGCGACGACGCCGAGGACAGCGAACTCGCACGTCGGCGAGTCGAGCATCTTGTTGACATAGCCGGGCGCCGGCTGCGATTTCTTACTGCCGTCGGCGCGGCGCCAGGACTGCGGCCCGTAGGTCCGCTCCTCGTCGCTGCGGGCGTCAGGCTGCGTGTAGTGCTCGAACGAGATCGCGATCACTTTCTTCCCGCGGCCGGGCTGCGCGACGGCGTCGGCGACCTGCGCGGCGAGAGGTTCGAACTCGAACGGGACCGCTTTCGCGGCATGCTTCACGTCGAACCGAATGTGATCGTCGATCCACTTCTGCAGCTCGCGCACCGAGACCGGCTGCAGGCCGTGCGTGGGATCGGCCTTGCGCGCCTTCTCGTCGGTCTCATCGTCGAGCAGCGACGTGTCCTGGCGCCAGAGGCCTTCGCGATTTCCCCCAATGCCCTCGGTCATCGGCTCGTGGTCAATCACGCGCAGCTGATCCTCCGGCTTCAAGCGCGCGATCAAGATCGCGTGGCCGACTGACATCCGCTCGCGTTCGAGCAGCGTCTTCGCGGCGGGGTGCAGGTCGTTGAGCTTCATCCGATCCCAGACCCACTGCGGGGACAGCCCGAGCCGTGCGGCGATCGACTCCGCGCTGTGCTTCGTCGGATTCGAATCGATGAGCTGGCGATACCCGCGCGCCTGCTCGAGCGGCGTCAGATCGCGGCGGTGCACGTTCTCGACGAGCTGGATCTCGAGCGCTTGATCGTCCGTGAGCTCGCGCACGATCGCCGGAATCGTCATGCGCCCGGCTGAACGGGAGGCGCGGACGCGACACTCACCGGCGACAATCTCGAAGCGCTCCCCCGCCGGCCGGCCGTTCACATGCGGCCGCACCAGAATCGGCGAGACGACGCCTTTGTCGGCGATGCTGTCGCGGAGCTGCGCGAGATAGCTCGGATCGAAGTGTGTGCGCGGGTTTGTTTTCGACGCGACGATCGCGTCGAGCGGCAGGTCGTGAAACGTTACGTCGGCTTTCATTGGCTGGCTCCTTTGGTCGCCGTCGGCGACGTCATACCGTCTTCGCGCAGGGCCTGGCGTTCGAGCGCGGTCTCGTTGAGTTGGGCTCCATCAACCGGCGCGCCGGCGCAGGCCTCACATCGGCGGAGATGTCGATCGGTCATGAGTGCGACCGGCTGCCCGGCGGGAATCCACACGCCACACAAGCCGCAGGTGCGGCCGTCCGAAACGCGCCATTCCATCAGCCCACCGCCGTTTCAGCCTCTTCGGCCATCTTTGCGGCGTGAAATCGCGGATTCCCACAGCGACTCCCGTGAAGGCGCTCGCACTCCTCGCGCCAGACGTGCATGTGCTCGTAGGCCGGCTGCTGGCGCGGTAGATGAGCGGCGCGCCCTGAGTTCACCGACCGGCCCAGCCAGCTGACGAGGAACCGCGGCATGCCGCTGGCGGTCTTACGCTTCGTCGGATTCGCCTTCACCCAGGCGAGGGCCTTGCGGGCTTCGCCGGGGACGTCGATTCCTGGGAACTGCTCGCCCCACTCGGCGATCTGCGGGCGGGTCAGTGCCCAGGTGGGAACCTTGCCCACCGTCGGGAAGCTGATGACGGCCGGCTCGGCGGCGCGAAGCGGCGTCGAGCTAGTCTCTTGTTCTGTTCCCTTCCCTTCAGTTCTCTTCTCTTCTGTTCTCTTTAGTTGGCCGGGACTTTCCGGGAAATTCCCGGAATTTCCGGGAACCGCCGGGAATGCGCTTTTGGTGCGTTTATGGAGCCCAGTTTGATGGTCGTCGAACTTGACGACTTGGTAGCAGCGCCGCCCCTTCGCCTCGTACCACACGATGAGCCCGACGTCATGCAGGGCGTGAATCGCGCGCTCAAATTCCTGTTCGGAACGTGGCGATCGAGGATGAATCCGGTACTTGACGGTGAGGACGTCCCCCTGCTCTCGGCCAAAATCGTCCGCGTGTGAGACGAGGAGCGGATAGAGCGACTGCGCAAACTCGGCCAGGTCAGGGCACACCTCAAAGAGGCGAGCGAAGCACACGGAAGTGCTGAGGGATTTTGAAATCATGCGTCCTCTGGCCAACGCCAACCTTCCCGTCTGTCGTGCTACCGAGGTTCCTGACTGCCGATCTCCCGTACCGCCCACGTCCAGACCGTCTTGCCACTCACTGTGCAGCGCCGCTTGGCCCGCGGCTCGACGAGACCACGCGCGACGAGCTCGTTGAGCCGCGGGCGGATCGAGTTCACGTCGAACACGCGCTCGCCGCGGGCGCGCGCCCACTCGAGGAGTTCGAGCGCCGTCGGCGATCGTTGCGTCGCGTTCCAGTGGGCCGCGAGCGTCCGAAGCACTTGGCCTTCCCGCGTCTCCTGGCCGCGCGCCGCCTTCGTCACGTCGACGGCCCGCTGTTGTCGGTACACCTCGCGGGCGCTCTGCCGCTGGCGTTTGTGTGCGCGCGGTCGCGGGACAAGATCTGGCTGGTAGAACTCTCGGAAGGCGCCCTGCCGCATCAGGCCTGCTTCCGCGGCAGCACGAAGACGTCCGTTGATCGCTTCACGCGCGTTCGCGCCCGCGCACTCCTCGCCCGCCGTTGGGCCGCCTGTCGTTGCTCCCGCGCGAAGACCGCGGCGGCCTTCGACGGATCGTGGCCGGCGAACTTCAGGACCGGCGTCTGCTTCGTCCACGCCGGATCGACGTGACGACGCTGCCAGTGGCGCCGTCGCAGCAGGCGGAGGAGCGCGCGCAGCATCAGTGCCGCCTCCCGTCCGTGGGCAGGTCAGCGAACGGGTCCGCGATCGCGGCCGGCGTGATGGTGACGTCGGTCAAGCGCTGGACCCGCAATTGCGATCCATCCGGCCGGTACCACAGGCCTTCCGCGATCCGGCACTGCGCCTGAAAGAGGGCGACCTGCTTTTTCAAGTCGTCGCGCTGGATCTGGCACCCGCGCAGGTCCTCGCTGAGGCCCACGATCGCTCGCCCGCGCCGCGCGACTTCCTCCTTGAGATCCCGCACAGATCGGCGCGCCAAGACGTAGGCCACGGCGAAGACCATCGCCGACGTCAGCGCGAGCAGGGCGACGGCAGCACGAGCGTCGAATGTGTCGATCATGCGGCCTCCGCGCCGGCGAACGGGGGATAGACGACGTCAATCCGGCCGTCATGCACGTGCAGCTGCGCATCGGCCAGCCGGGCGGCGTCCAGGTTGTGCGAGACAAAGAGGACGCGGCTGAACCCGCCGCGCTCGCGAATCCGGCGGAGCATTGCGACGTAGCGGAGCGCATTCTCAGGATCGAGCGCGCCGATCGTCTCGTCGCGGAAGCACGTGCGGATCGGAAAGATGTTCTGCTGGTTGTTGTAGAGCGCGATGGAACTCTTGATTGCTTCATCCACAATCACGGCTTCCCCGCCGGACAGCAGCCGGAGATCCTTCGTCTCGCCGCCGCGCTCGCCGTCGAAGACCTGGACTTCGAAGACTTCCTTCACGCCCTTGCCGTCGACGGTCGGCACCTGCGTCACGATCTGCACGCTGAAGCGCGCGCCGAAGCAGGCCTGGAGCAGATCGTTGGCGAGCGCCGTCACGCCGGGCCCGGCCGCGTCAATCTCGAGCGTCGGCAGCCCATCGCGGCCGAGGGCTTTCGCGAGCACCGTCCATTCGATCTGCTCGGTCTCGAGCCTGGTCGCCTCCGCGTCGAGCGCAAGGCGTTGGGCCAGCTCCTCCTGGAAGCGCGCGCGCTGATCCTCGAAGGCGGCTATATCAGCCTCGAGCCGTGTCAGGGTCTGTCGGGCGCCGACGTCGTGCGCGCGGGCGCTCACGAGCCCCGTCTCGGCCTGCTCGAGCGCCACCTTCGCGCCGGCGTGCTGATCGCGGAGCGCGGCCAGACTCTCGATCGTCTGGTCGAGCGCCGTCAGGTCGCGGGCGATCGCCGCTTCAGCGGTCGCGATCGCCGTGAACTTGACGTCCGCGCGCCGGGTGAGGTCGTTCTGTTCGTCGGTGGCGTGCTGCCGCGCCGTGTTGATGGTTTCGTGGTGCTGCGCGACGGCCACGAGGCCTGCCTCGACCGCCTCGTCGTGGGCTTGGTGCGCGGCTGCACGGTCGAGGTCGGCTTGCGTCTCGAGGCGCTGCCGCTCGTGGGCGAGCTCCTGCACGCGTGCCTGGGCCGCCTCGAGCAAGGCGAGACGCTGCGCCAGCGGTTGGATCACGGTCGTCCGTGACGTGAGCTCGCCGAGGCGCGTGCGGGCCGACTGCGTGCGCTCGTGCGCTTCGGCGCGTGCCTGGTCCGCCGCGGTAAGCCGCGCGAGGGCGTCACGGTCCGCCTCCTCCGTCGCCGTCGCGATCTCGCGGACGGTGTCGCGCGCGGCGACGGCGTCGACGAGGAAGCGGCACGCCGCGTAGGGCCCTTCCCCGTGACAAGGCACGCCGGTCAGCCACCCGGCGCGTTCTTGGCTCGTGCGCAGACGGGTGACGGCCGCGGCGGTGTGCTGCTTCTGCAGGTGCGCGTCGTGATACACGCGCTCGGCCGCGAGCCACGCGGCTTGACTCGTGCGTTCGTCGGCGCCGGCGGTCTCGAGCTCCGCCTCGAGCTGGCGGAGCTCGGTCGCCGCGGCACGGATCTCCCGCTCGCGATCAAGCAAGCCGCGGTTGTTCATAATCCGCTCATCGATCTCGGCACACGCCGCGGTCGCGCGCGCGTCGATCTCGGCCAGGCGACGCGTCCGCGTGGCCGTCAGCTGCGCCTCGGTCGGCAGCCGGCCGATCGCCTGTTCGGCGGCGGCGATCGCGCCATCCCGCCGGCCGAGGATCTGTCCCCGCTCGCGCGCGAGGTCCTGCTCGAGCTGCCGGCGCTGGTCGGCACACGCGTCAACGTCGCGGGCGCGATCTTGCCGACGCTGTATGTGCGCACGATGCTGCTCGTCGGCCGCGATGAAACGCGCCGCCGCCGACCGCAGATCGGCGACGGCGCCCTCACGCTCGGCCAGGACGCGAGCGCAGGTCTCGACGTCGTTGACGGCCGCCGCGAGATCGACGTGCAGGCGGTTCGCGCGGGCGCTGATCGCCTCGAGCTCGGCCTCGGTCGTCCTCGGGGCCAGATGCGCGATGAGGCTCCGCAGGCCCTCGAGGCGTTTGTCGACGAGGAGCGCCGCAGCCCGGGCGGTCGTCGCCCGCTGTTCGTACAGCGCCAGGCCGAGCAGGTCGGCGAAGAGCTCGCGGCATTCCTTTTTGCCGGCCGTCCGGAAGGATCCCGTGCGCAGCTGATCGGCGAAGGCCGAGGCCAGGAGCAACGTGAGCGACGGGAACTCGCGCGCGACCGCGTCCTTGAACGTGGAGATCTTGCCGTCGTTGACGCGCACGATCGTCCCGTCCGGTCGGGTGCACTCGAGGAGCGCCTGGGCCGTGCGCGCGACGCCGTCGACATTCACGCGCGCGCGATAGACCCCGCGGCCTTCGCACGCGATCTGGACGTCCAGGAAGGCGTCGCGGCCGTCGACCGCGTCGAGCAGCTTGGCCTCCGGTCGAGACGGAAACGCGTGGTAGAACGCCGCGATCGGCAGCTCGAGAAGCGTGCTCTTGCCGGCGCCGTTGGCGCCGACGATCGCGATGACGCCCTCGGGCAGCGCGCTGAAATCGAACGCGAGTCCCTCGGGGAAGTGAAACAGGCCCTTGAGGCCCTTCGCCTGGACGGTGCGGAGATCCATGTCAGGCCTCCACCCGTTCCGGCGTCGCCGCCTCGGTGAGGTTGACGGCCCCGGCGTCTTGCGCGGCCGACGCGACGGCGCTCAAGAGCGCCTCGCGCTCCTGGGTTTGGAGCGCCGTCAATTTGGCGAGCACGCCCGCCGACCACGCGAGCCCCGATCGGGCGCAGAAGGCCTCGACCTTGGCTTCGAGCGTGGTGGCCGCGGCAATCTCCGGCGCGCGAATCTCGACGGCGCGATCCGGGACGGGCTCGATCTTGAGCGAGCGGCAGCCGGCGAACTCGGCGTGAATCTTCGCGACGTCGAGGGCCGTGATCTCCGCTGGGTTGAATGCGTAGCGCGCGCGAATATCAGTCCCACGCCAAGACTCCTGCGCCGGCAGTTCAGTCACGAGGTCGCCGTCGATCGCGATGATGGTGAACGCCTCGCGAGTGAGCCGCCCGTCGACGTGATGCTGGCCGGGCACGGCGATCGGCAGGAACTCGAGCTCGTAGTCGTCCGGCGTTTCGAATGAGAGAACGCCGAAGACCTTGCCTTCCTGCTCGCCGAAGTCCATACGCGCGATCGAGCCGAGATACCACGCGCCGTGAATGTGCTGGTGCTTGTGGATGTGGCCGAAGATCTTGGGAACGGTCGGCGGGACCCGCGCGAGCAGCGCCGAGTCGAGTTCAATATCTTGACCCACTTGTGGTTGACCAACAGAGCTGACGGCGCCGCCGATGTTCAGGTGACCCAGCAGCACAGTGAAGGCACCGAAGCTGCGCGCGATCGCGAGATCGTTCGCGAGGGATAGCAGGATCGCGTCAAAGTGATCGCGAGCCGCCTGCCCGAGCGCCGCAGGTCCCACGCCGGCGCCGACGAGTGGTCCCTTAAAGACATACGGGAGACACGCCACCGCGGCCCGTTGGCCGGTGGCAAGGGCCAGCTCATATACGCGGGGTGCGGTCGCCAACTGGATCGCGTGGGCCGCCTCGAGCCGCGTAAAAATCTCCAAATCGTTTTCGGCGTCGTGATTGCCACGGACCATCAAAACCGGAGCACGATTGGCCATCGTCTGGAGCCGCGTGGCGAGCGCGTTCCGATCCTCAATCGTCATCTTCGCGTGATTGAGGTCGCCGGCCAGCAGCCAGGCGCCAAGGTGCTCGAGCGCGAGGCCGTAGCTGACGATCTGGTCGAATGCGCAGTAGCGGTCCGCGTTGCGGCCGCCCTGCGGGCCGAAGTGGCAATCGCCGATGCAGACGAGACGCGTCATGCCGCACCCCGCTGTTTCCAGTTCTTCCCGCGGCGGACGTGATCGACCGAGGTCCATGACACGCCGAAACGACGAGCCAGCTCAGCCCGGCTGAGAGGCGAGAACCGGATTTCTTCGACCTGAGCGGCGGTCAGTTTCGACTTGCCGTTATGCGCGCCGAGCGCTGGATTCTTCCGGCCCTTCGCGACCATGTCGCGCATGTTCTCGAGATGCGTGCCAGCGAGCAGGTGATCAGGCCGTACGCACGGCGGGTTGTCACAGGTGTGCAAAATGTCCTGCCCGGCCGGAATTGGCCCATGGACGAGTTCGTAGGCGACCCTGTGCGCTCGCGCGTTCCCGCGCGGCATCTTGAACTGGCCGTAGCCATCGGCATTCCGGTTGCCCAGCCACAACCAGCAGCCATCACTCCGCCGAACCTTCTCCCAAAATCGCTCAGCGAGGTCTCGGGCTGCCGCCCGTCGGCCGTGAGCGCCGGTGACGAACGCGACCGGCTCACCTTTGCGCTGGCCGCGGTCAGCCCGTGTCTGCGACGCCAGGGGCGTCCGCTGACCGCAGCCGCACTGACAGAGACCGACAGGGATCGTGGTGTCCGCCATGTCAGTACTTTCCATTCCCGTCGATCGGCAACGTGCCTTGACGCGTGTCGATGATCGAGAGCGTGTCGAGCTGGTCGTCGTAGCCGGCCTTCTCGGACGTGCTGATCCGCACGGGCAGCCGCTTCTCTTTCGCCTCGGTCACCAGCTGGTGCAGTGAGCTCGAGAACGTGGTCGCGATCTTGCCGTTCGAGAAGGTGACGGTGGCGATCGTCCAGGGCCCACGGTCGTTCTTGCCGTGGCGCAGCTCGACCTTGTCCACGAAGAGCGCGTCGGCGGACGGCGGCGCCGTCGACGCCGGCGGCGCGGTGACGACCGTGAACCCGGCGATCATGCTGTCCGGCCCGAACGTGAGCGCGACGACCAGCTTCCCCTTCTTGGCTTCGAGGAGGCCCTTCGCGATGTCGTGCGAGGCCGTCTGCAGGAGCTCGCCGCCCTCGAGCGTCACGTCGTAGACGCCGGCTTCCATGTCGTGCTTCACGTCGACGATCGCCTGGCCGGCGGGTGGCGCCGGCGCCGCGGCGGGTTTGCCCGTGTCGGTCACCGCCACGGCGGGATCGACCCCGATGACGTCGAGCGGCTCGGCCGGCGGCAACGCCGGCGCGCTCGTGCCGTACAGCGCGGACGTGCCGGCGAGTGCGCGCTCGGTCACCTGTTGACGCATGACGGGGTCGCTCATGTCCGGCTGGAACACGATGCGGACGACGACGAAGGGCTTCTTCAGATCCTCGCGCGAGTACTTTTGGCGAATGCCGAACATCCGGATCGCGGCGTTGATGGCGCGGGCCTCGCACTGCCGCAGGCCTTTGGCCCGCTGCTGATTGAGCTGGTTCGCCGTGAAGCCCTTGACGCGCGGCGAGCCATCGCGCAGGTCGTGTTCTTCGGTGGCTGTCAGCACCTGGGTCGTGCCGTCGAGTCCGACGAACTTCACCGTCGCGCGAACCTCCCAGAGATTGGGGATGTTGCGGAGATCGGTGCGCTCGGTCGTGATCGACATGCCGGCGGCCTGGGCGATCTTCGCGAGACCGATCTTGGCGATCGCGACGTCGGCGCCCTTGGTGAAGACGTTGTCCTGGTAGACGTCGCCGCTGCCGTTCGGCCCCGGATCGTCGTCGAGGGCGACCATCGTCGGGACGATCCCGTAGTGGCCGGGCAGCGCGGCGAAGTTCGCGAACGGCGAGAGCACGTGATAGTGCTCGCCCGTCCACCGCAGCAGACTCTGCCGGTATTGCTCAGACGTGCGGATGACCTGCGACGTGCGCCCAGAGTCGATCGTCGTCAACGCGCCCGGCGCGGGATTCGTGGATTCAGTCATGGGTTTCGGTGCTACACTTTGCGTGACCATTTGGTTGCTCCATCCGGGCCGCAGGCGTTACGAGCGCTTGCGGCCCTTCGTGTTTGTTCAGTTCACCGTTCGCGGTGCGGGCGCGGCGCGGTGCCCTCGACGTGCCTCAATCACGATCGCATCCGCCGCGCGGCAGCCGTGCCCGAGTCGACAGCACCAGCCGCCGGACGACGGAATGACATGGCCGTGGAAGTAGTCGGCCGTCACGAACTCGGCCGCGCGCGGCTCCACGAGCTCGTCGCAGCAGAGCGTGCGCACGACGGCGGGCGCGTCCTTCTGAAAATCCTCCTGCGCCTGCAGCCAGGCGAGGCGGACCATCGTCGCGAGCAGCGCCACCACGACAACGACGGCGAGGATCTGCAGCTGCGCCGGCGTCAGTGCCGTCCAGTGCAGACTCATGCGGGCCTCCGCTCGCGACCGTGACTGGGATCGAAGAGAGCGTGAGAGGTCGTCGGCGGCAGGATCGCGGTGCGGTTCGACCTCGCGTGCTTCAGCCGAACCGTCGCCCGGTCGCGGGCTTCGACGCGATGCGCCGCGCGCCAGACATCCAGATCGGCCTGGCTGAACCGCAGCCGCCGGCGGCCGTCACGCCGATGCCCGAGCTGGCCGCCCGCAGCGTAGCGATAGACGCGATCGACGCAGATGTGCAGGTAGGCGGCCGCCTGCGGCGGCGTGTACCGCTCGTCGCGATAGAGCGGATGCCCTTCGCTCACTGGCTCGGGGACGGTCGCGGCCGGCTTCATCGGCTACTCCTGGACTCGAGCGTCGCGAGACGCTCGGTCACGCCGCGGAGGGTGGCCGCGTACGCGGCGAGAAGCTCCTCCTGCGTGGCGACGCGATCGGCGAGCTTGCGGACTGCGGCCTTGAGCGCCCGGACATTGATGAGTGTCGCGTCCTGTGCGGCGGGGTTCCGAGACTTCCCTGTCGTCTTCGGTTTCATGATTGCCACTCCTTGACGATCCGTTCCGCTTGTGCCGCGAGCGCGATGAACTCGCCACGCGTGAGCGTGACGCTCTGCTGATCGCGTTCAACGATGACCCTAGGGATGTGGAGATCGACGACAACCGACACCGGTCCGGCGCTGGCGACGGCGGCTCGACTTGAGTCGTCGCCCCCAACGACCGCGAAGTAGCGGCAGCCAGCGATGCGGCGGGCGCTCATCATCGGCCCCACCGCGTCGGATCGAAGATCCGGAAGAACGCGCGCGGCCACACGCGCGCGGCCACCGCCAAGACCGTCCCGATCGCCGTCAGGAACGACAGCACCACGAACGCGAAGATCAGGTCGTCCCTCACGAGGCCTCCTCGACGATGAACCGGACGAGCTCGGCGATGGCCACGGCCCGCTTTGCACGCTTCGCGGCCGGCGTGATCCCGCGCCGTTCCTCGCGGATGCGATTGAAGGTGTCGACAAAGGCATCGCCTTGGGCGATCAGCCAGTGCCCGGCGAAATTGCGGCCTTCCTTCCCCGCCAGCGCGTCACTCATCGACGACAGCGGGCAGCCCGCATCGATCGCCATGGCCTCCACGGATTTGCCGAGACGTGTGCGCGTCTCGTTGATGTCCGTCAGAAACTCCTGCTTCGCATCGATTCGCAGGGGCTGCGAAGCAGTGCGAACTGGGAGCGAATCGCTGCGATCATCGCGAGATTCGGCGCGAAGCGATTTCGCAGGCGTTCGCGGTGGCCGAGGCAACAGACTCTCGGACATGGCGTCAGGCGACCTCGGCTTTCAGGGACAGCAGGTAACGTCGATTGCTGTGGCCAAGCGCGCGCGCGAGCTTTTCCCAGGTCCGGGGATTCGACCGCTCCCCGCTCAAGATCCGCGAGACGGTCATCTTCGAGACGCCAGCGGCCCGCGCGAGATCGATGGGGAGCCAGCCGCGCACGTCAATGTCGTGTTGCAGCTTCGCGATGTCGAATCTTTGAGGCGTCCCCATCTGGGGATGCACTGTAGATCCGTGCGTCCCCGATTGTCAACACCAAAAGTATCCGCCTGTCACTTTGGGGATGGAAGCCCGTCTACACTCGCTCCAGTGGCGAAGCGCGTGCCTTTGGGCGGCGACCGCGGCCTCAAGACGTTCGGGGCAATGCTGGGAAAGCTTCGGAACGAAGCCCTGCGGCCAAGAGCTTCGTACGAGCAGGTCGCGCTCAGGCTCCGCAAAGAAGGCCTGCCACCGATTTCGAGCTCCGCCCTGCAGCGGTACGAAAAACAGGAGCGCGTGCCCGATGTGCTCGCGCTATGGAGCTTGTCCAGGTTGTACTCGCTCGATGAGCTGGCGCTCGTTCGCGCCTTCCTCGCGAGCGTCAAGAATCAAGACATTACAGAACCTGCACTCCGAGAGATCGCTCTCAGTCGTCCGCAGGACGATCTTGAGGGCAGCACGTTGCCAGCAAAGATTTGGCGGCTCGAGCAGCAGACCGAGGATCTAAATCGTCGACTCGCCGCAGTGCGTGACGCAGCGACAAATTTGATCGCCGCGATCGATCCAGGGCTTTCCATAACACAGATCCAAGAGCATACGATCTCTGGTATAGAACGCATCGACACCGACGGAGGTGCTGATGCCAACTCCCCAAATCAGCCTCGTGATCTCAAACGCGAACGTAAGGTCGCGAAGCGACTGCGCCACGCCACGCAGGAGGCTCGTGAGGAAAGTGCACGAGCTGTTAGAAGCGCTCCCAAAGGCCGGGCCGTTGATCGAAAGGGTTCTTGATGAGAGCCTGGCTGAACTTCAAGAGGATTCCTTGATGGCTCGCAGATCGGCAACAAGCGCCAGGGATGCGGGATCTTCACCGCGCTTCACGACGCTCTGGAGGAAACCGTCCGGCATGACGCCACTGATGAATCCCAAGCCGCCGGCTCTGCCATCAGGGGTCATCTCATCGCTCGAGGAGTACTACGCGGCATGCGGGGCGATCGGCTTACTCTCGTCACAGGCCGAAGCGCCTGATCCGGATGAAGCCATTGAATGGTCGCTCGATTTCGGTGAACGAATGGCCCGTGAAGCGAGGAAGCGTTGGCGGGGCTCGCGCGCGCGCTGAGCGCGGCACAGCAGGCCGGACCCCCAACTGGCCTGAGTTCGTCATCGACCGCCAGGTCGTTCTTCTAGCAGTTCAAGAAAAATCGAATATGCCAATAGTGATCATTTGTCATTTTTAGGCCAGATCTGTCGCCTCACGTTTTGGAGGTTCCATGACGCGTCGCTCCCTCGCCGTCATCGTCGTTCTGCTTCTCGCCGCCACGCTGATTGCCGACAAGCTCGACCCACGCCTCGCCCAGGTCAGAAAAGCGTGGATTGAACCGGTCGACCCGCTCGGGGACGATCTCCCAGTCTCACAGTGTGTCGCCGAGCGCATCTCGAAATCGACCCCGATCAAAGCCGTCGACAAGCGCGAAGACGCTGATGTCATCCTGAAAGTTTCGTCTCACCTTCCCAGTGCGACCTCGCGGTACGCATTAGGCGCGCTTGGTGGATCGCCGAGCGTCCACATGTACGCGGAGCTTCCGGATGGCACGAAGTTGTGGGATGACGGCGGCAAGTTCAGGCGCGCGAATCTGGGTAACAAGATCGTGACCGCGACGGACGTGGCCAAAGGCATCGAGTGCGGGCTGGCCGACGACATCCTTGAGCACCTGCGCGACGCGATGAAGAAGGCGCGCGACGGAAAGTAGCACCATGACCAATCAAAGCGCTCCCACGCCGAAGCGCGATCGCTCCGGCCTCGTCGTCCTGGCGGTCCTCGCCGGCGGCGTGGCCCTGATCGTCATCCTGGCTGGAATCAATTCCAGACAGGCTCGCCAGTACGAGGCTGCGCATCCGCTCCCGGCGGCCTCCCCGACCCCAGTGATCCCAGATCGCGGCACGCACTTGTTCGGCAGCGTGACGTCGGAAGGCTTGGACTTCGTCATTCGCAACAACGAGTTCACGGACTGGACGGAGGTGCGCCTCGAGCTCAACCACCGGAAGTACACCGCCCGGGTGGGCTCGATTCGCTCCCATGAAGAGGTCCATGTCCCGTCGCGGGACTTTACGACCGACGACGGGACGCGCTTCAGCTCGCTCGCGACGAAGGTGCTGGACCTCACGATCCTCGCGCACCGCGCGAACGGCACCGACGGCGTGATGACGCTCACGACGGCCCGCAAGCCATGAGCGCAGATCTCGTGGCGCACGCCGAGTTCACGCCGACGACGCCGGAGGTGCGCGCGTCGCTGTTCATTCTTCGCCATGGGATGACCCTGGCGTGGCTCGGCGCGGCGGTGCTGTGCCCGGAGGTGCGGTACGCGTCGATCGCCTGGCGCAGGGCGTCGCGCCTCGATCGGCGCTTCGCGCGCCCCGAGACCTGGCGTGCGATTCTCGAACAGTACCAGCGGGGATTGTCGCCGGAACCGTTACCGACCGACTCCGCGATCGCGCAGCTATTCGCGGTGCCAGACGTCCTGCCGCTCTCGATTGCTCACGTCCGGACGGATCCGGTCGAAGCCGCCTCGCCGGCCGAGACCGTCACGCGCCTCGATCAGCAACTGCTCGGCGCCGTCGCCGCGTTCGATGCGGAACTGCGCCTGTCGCTCGAGCGTCGGCGATGAGCGTCTACAAGCGCGGCGGCGTGTGGTGGTATGCCTTCTACTATCAGGCGCAGCGGTACCGCGGGTCCACGGGGCAGCTCACGCGCCAGGACGCGGAGCTCGTCGAGCGCGACGCGAAGCTGAAGGCGCGGCAAGCGGCCCATGGCTTGGCCCTGGGCGGCCCGCCGGCGACGCCGAAGTTCCAGGAGTGGGCGGCGCACTACTACGACAACGCCGTGAAACGCGGCTTGCACGCCGGCCGCGTGCGCGACTTGGTGCGCGTGGCGCTCCGGTTCTGGGGCACGGCGCCGGCCGAAGTGAAGGACCGCGAAGCCGGCGCACCGTACCATGACCTGACGCTCGGCGACGTCGTGACCGATCCCTCGTGGATTCTCAAGTGGGAGACTTGGCTCGAACAGCCGAAGCGCGTGAGCGGTCGGTCGAAAGCGAAGACGCCGGTGGCTCGGTTCCGCCCGTGGTCAGGCCAGACGAAGAACCAGTACCGGTCGCTCCTCTCGCAGATGTTTCGGCTCGCGATGAGTCCGCTGTGGCGCTCGCAGACGGGGATCACGTCGAACCCGTTTGCCGGCGGCTGGCGCGATCCGCGCGAGGGCCGCACGGCGTCGCTCGAGATCGAGGACATCCTCGCGATCCTCGAGGTCGCGAGCTATCACCTGCGTTTGGCCCTCGCATTGGCGCTACTGACCCCGAAGCTGCGCGAGGGCAACATTCTCCGGTTGCGGTGGCGGGACTTCGCGCCCGATCTCTCGCGGCTCACCGTCCACGAGCACAAGACCCGCCGACACACGAAGCGGCCGCTCGTCGCCTACGTGCCGGACCAGCTGCGCGTCATCCTCGAAGACGCGAAGGTCCGCGCGGGCACGTGCGAATCCGTCATCACGTACCAGGGCGACTCGCTCAAGGGCCTGCGCGGGGCGATGCGCGGCGCCATCGAGCGCGCGGCCGCGACGCGGCCGCACCTGGTGTACGGTCGCGCGGCCGCGGACGGCATCACGTTCCACACGCTGCGGCACACCGCGGCGACGCTCCTCGCCGACCTCGAGGTGCCCCTCGAGAAGCGTATGAACATGATGGGGCAGCTGCAGGCGTCGACGACGATGCTCTACACGCACCTGCGGCCGCGACACGAGCTGCCCGTCGCCGAGCGGCTTTCTGCGGCGTTGCCGATTCAGGATCTCGTGATGCGCGCGCGCAAGCGCCCGCCGCAAAAAACTGTGGCCAGGCGCGCCGACCCAGACGCGGAAACGCGCGGAAATTCTCGGGAACGCTCGGACGCGCCAGCGGTCGACCAAAGCTCGTAA